CTTCTTTATTAGAAACAACAACCTCATCATTCTCAACCTTCAAGACATAGTCTTTATTTTCTTCAATCTCCATCATCAAGATTTTTTCAGAAATTAAATCCTCAATTTTATCTTGGATTGCTCTTTTGATTGGTCGAGCTCCAAATGTTTCATCAAATCCCACTTTAGAAATGTAATCGATTAGATCTTGTTCATAAGTGAAAATATATTTCTTTTCTAAGACTCTTTTTAGTAGTCTGTCAACCTCAAGTTTTGTAATTACATCAATATGTTTCTTTTCAAGTGAATTGAATATAACTACATCATCAATACGATTTAAGAATTCAGGGGCGAAGAATTTACTTAGTTCTTTTTTAAGAATTTCTCTTTTCTCTTCTTCTCTAACCGCCTCACTTTTACCTGTTTTGAATCCAACACCAGCACCAAAATCTTGTAATCTTTTAACACCAATATTGGAAGTCATAATGATCAAACAATTTTTGAAGTTGATCTTACGACCTAACGAATCCGTAATGTGACCATCATCTAACAACTGAAGAAGTGTTGAGAAAATGTCTTTGTGAGCTTTTTCAATCTCATCAAATAATACAACAGAGTAAGGTTTGTTTTTAACTTGTTCTGTTAATTGACCTCCTTCATCATGACCAACATATCCTGGAGGTGATCCGATCAAACGAGAAATAGTATGTTTTTCTTGGTATTCACTCATGTCCACACGAATCATATTATCTTCACTTCCAAAGATTTCTTTTGCCAATTGTTTTGCCAAATATGTTTTACCAACACCTGTAGATCCTAAGAAAATAAATGAACCGATTGGTTTATTTGGGTCTTTAATACCCATTCTATTTCTACGGATTGCTTTTGTAATTTTTAAAACCGCTTCTTCTTGACCAATTACTTTTGAACTCAAATTATCAGTCAAATTAATAAGATTATTCCTTTCATCAAGATTGATGTTTGAAATTGGGATTTTAGTCATGTTTGAAACAACCTCGTAAACTAATTCTTCAGGAATAGTTCTTTTACTACTTCTCAAATGTTCCTCAAATTTTTTCTTTTCTTCCTCAAGTTTTGCAATTACACCTCTTTCACGATCACGGAGTTCTGCGGCTTGTTCGTAGTCTTGTCTTTTGATTACGTTTATTTTTTCTTGTTTAATTTTGTTAGCCTCATCTTTTAAGTTTTCAATAACTTCAGGAAGTTTTATGTCAATTTGCATTCTTGCACCAACCTCATCCAAGATATCAAAAGCCTTATCAGGAAACTCACGATCTGTAATATAACGGTCCGCTAACTCAACAAATGTCCATAACGTCTCATCATCATAAGTCACTTTATGGTGATCTTCATACTTTTCCTTACTTAATTTAAGGATTTCAAAAGTTTCATCTTTTGTTGCAGGATCCACAACTACCTTTTGGAATCTTCTTTCTAATGCTCCGTCCTTTTCAAAGTTAGTTCTATACTCATCTAAAGTAGTTGCACCAATACACTGAATTTCACCTCGAGAAAGTGCAGGTTTGAAGATGTTAGATGCATCTAATGAACCTGAACTATTTCCCGCACCAACTATTGTATGAATCTCGTCAATAAACAAGATGATGTTTGGGGATGATTGAAGTTCTTCAATGATTACCTTCATTCTTTCTTCAAACTGACCACGGTATTTTGTTCCAGCAACCAAAGAATTCATGTCTAAAGAAACAATTCTTTTATCCATTAAATTCTTAGGACACTCACCATCATGAATCATCATGGCAAGACCCTCAACTATTGCAGTTTTTCCTGCACCTGGCTCACCAATAATAATTGGGTTATTTTTCTTTCTTCGAGAAAGTATCTGAGCAATCCTTAAGATTTCCTTCTTTCTACCAATTACAGGATCTAATTTACCTTCTTGAGCTAATTTGTTTAAATCCTTGCTAAAATTATCTAACACAGGTGTTCCTGAATCAGACTTTTTTTTCGCTTTATCATTTCCTTCATCCATAAATTCTAACATACTTCTATTGTTTTACATTCAAAAACTAATAAATAAATTTAGAAAAGTCCAATATTGTTATTTTGTCAGTATAAAAAAAATATACTGACATATTGACAGGTTTTATGGAATGGCATATATTTGGTAAAAAGTGTGGAAAAAATAAACATAAAAATAAAATGATAAAAAAATGGGAAAAATAATTGGAATTGACTTGGGAACAACTAACTCGTGTGTTGCCGTAATGGAAGGCAAGGAACCTGTGGTTATTGCTAACAGTGAAGGAAAAAGAACAACACCATCAATTGTGGGGTTTATTAAAGACGGTGAAAGAAAAATCGGAGATCCTGCAAAACGTCAAGCGGTAACAAACCCTGACAAAACAATTTACTCAATTAAAAGATTTATGGGATCATCTTTTGATGAGGTTAAAAATGAAACAACAAAGGTCCCTTACAAAGTTATTAAAGAAAATAACTCACCAAAAGTTCAAATTAACGATAGAACTTATTCACCACAAGAAATCTCAGCGGCCGTCCTTCAAAAAATGAAACAAACGGCAGAAGACTATTTAGGTCAATCTGTAACTGAAGCCGTAATCACAGTTCCTGCTTATTTTAACGATGCTCAACGTCAAGCGACTAAAGAAGCTGGTGAAATTGCTGGTCTTACAGTAAAAAGAATTATCAATGAACCAACAGCCGCGGCTTTGGCTTATGGTCTTGATAAAATGTCAAAAGACATGAAAATTGTAGTATTTGACTGTGGTGGTGGAACACATGACGTATCAGTATTGGAACTTGGTGACGGTGTATTTGAGGTGTTAGCAACTGACGGGGACACTCACTTAGGTGGGGATGACTTTGATCAGGCTTTAATTGACCACTTAGTTTCCGAATTCAAAAAAGAAAATGGTATGGATATTTCAAAAGATCCTATGGCACTTCAGAGACTTCGTGAGGCGGCTGAAAAGGCTAAAATTGAGTTATCTTCTTCACCTCAAACTGAAATTAACTTACCATATGTAACTGCAGATGCAACAGGACCAAAACACTTAGTAATGACTATCACAAAATCTAAGTTTGATCAATTAACACAATCATTGGTTGATAGAACAATTAAACCTTGTGAATCCGCTTTGAAAAATGCCAAACTAAAACCATCTGATATTGATGAGATTATTTTAGTTGGTGGATCTACTCGTATTCCTTCCATCCAAGAAGCAGTTAAAAAATTCTTTGGTAAAGAACCTTCAAAAGGGGTAAATCCTGATGAGGTTGTTGCTTTGGGAGCTGCAATCCAAGGAGGTGTTTTGGCTGGTGATGTAACAGACGTATTGTTGTTAGACGTAACACCACTTTCATTAGGTATTGAAACTATGGGAGGTGTATTTACAAAATTGATTGATGCGAACACAACTATTCCAACAAAAAAATCAGAAACATTCTCAACAGCTGCAGATAATCAACCAACAGTAGAAATACATGTTTTACAAGGTGAAAGAGCAATGGCAAGAGATAACAGAACTATTGGTAAATTCCACCTTGATGGATTACCACCAGCAAGAAGAGGAACTCCTCAAATCGAGGTAACTTTTGATATCGATGCAAATGGTATTATAAATGTATCTGCAGTTGATAAAGCAACTAACAAACAACAATCAATCCGAATTGAGTCATCTTCAGGTCTATCAAAAGAAGAAGTTGAGAGAATGAAACAAGAAGCTGAAATGAATGCGGAAGCTGATAAAAAATTAAAAGAGGAAGTTGATACTTTAAACTCCGCTGACTCATTAATTTTTCAAGTCGGTAAATCTATGGAAGATCTTGAAAGTAAAATTACTGAAGATGAAAAAACTGAAATTAATTCATCAATCGATAAATTAAAATCGGCTTACGACAAGAAAGACATTTCAGAAGTAAAAATTTTAATGGAAGAGGTTAATAAAAAATTCCAAACCATAAGTCAGAAGTTGTATGAACAAACAAACAACGCTGAAGCAACAGAAGAAGACTTTGCAAATGTAGAGTTCGAGGAAGTTAAATAATCTCTTAAATTTTAAAGTTAGAAATCCACCTTAGGGTGGATTTTTTTTTACTCATATTTATTTTTAAATAAAAAAATTATGGCAATAACAAGTGAATTAATTAGTGGAACAACGATTTTGAATGAAATAGAATCATCAAATATTGTAAGAACTGAGTACGATACCCTTACTAAAAAAATGATTGCAGAGTTTAAAAATGGTGCGAGATATGAGTATAGTGAAGTACCACATCAGAAATATACTCAGTTTAGAATGGCAGAATCTCAAGGAAACTTCTTTAACAAAAACATTTCCAAAGCACACACATATAAGAAACTATAATTATAAAGTATTTATCTATATGAATACTTCAGATATTATAAAAAGTTTTGAATCCCAAGAAAATCTAAATCCTAAAATTTGGGAGAAGGAAGGTAAGTCATATATGATGAGACCTGAAGTAAGAGAAAAACTTTTGGAAACTGCAAACGTATTTATAGATTTTTTAGGTGTTGATGTGATTGTAACTGATATAATAATGATTGGTTCATTGGTAAATTATAACTGGTCTAAGTTTTCGGATATAGATTTACATATAGTTGTAAATTACAACCAATTCCCAAATAACTCACAAGAATTATATGTTGAATTTTTTGATTTAAAAAAAATAATATTTAACGATAGACATAATATAAAATTATTTGGGTACGACGTTGAATGTTTTGTTCAAAGCGAAAGTGAAACAACATTTAGTAGTGGAATATATTCTGTTTTATATGATATGTGGGTTAATGAACCAAAAAAATCTGAAGATAAAAAAATTGATATAGATCTTCTAAAGGAAAAGGCCAATCAGTGGATGAGAATTATTGATGGTGTTGTTGATAATATCAGTGATGAAGATCCCGATGAAATCAAACGTTTGGTAAAAAAATACAAAGAAAAATTAAAGAAATTCAGAAATTGCGGACTTGAAAAAAACGGAGAAATGTCCTTAGAAAATTTAGTATTCAAATTACTGAGAAGAAATGGGTACATTGGGAAATTATACGAATTACCAACAGATCTTATAGACAAAAAATTGTCGATGAAACAATAAAAATCGGTAATTAAAAATAATTACGTTTATCGATATATTTATTAAGAAAAAATAATTTACATTAAATAACACAAATATGGCAGGACTTAGACCTATTGGAAGTGAAAAACTTGAGGGAATGGATAAAATCAGACGAATAATGGAAATTGCTCGTTACAATGAAAATATTCCTCAATCAGTAAATGAGACAAAGTCATCCGAATATAGAATAAATTTGGCTGATGGTAACACATATGAAATTGCTAAAGAAAGACAAGGTTATATTATTAAAAAATCTATCAATGAATCTGAGTTCGACTATATTGAACCAATGAAAGGTAGAAAATATTATTCATCTTATTCTCAGGCTTTAAAACGTCTTAACTTGATAACAAAAGAAGTTAATACCCTTTTTGAAAACGAAGAAGGTACTCCCCTTATCGGAGAGCAAAAAAAAAAGTACGTACTAAAAACTAAAAAACCTAAAGCGGCTGCAGCTCCTGATGCAGGAGCAGAATTACCACCAGCACCTGATGCGGGCGCAGCTTTACCTCCAGCACCTGACGCAGGAGCAGAATTACCTCCAGCACCTGATGCGGGAGCAGAATTACCACCGGCACCTGATGCGGGAGCAGAATTACCACCGGCACCTGATGCGGGAGCAGAATTACCACCGGCACCTGATGCGGGAGCAGAATTACCCCCAGCACCTGAAGAAGGAGGAGAAATGCCACCGGCACCTGAAGAAGGAGGAGAAATGCCACCGGCACCTGAAGGAGAAGAAGGCGAAGAGGAACTAGAAATCGACGTTGAAAAAAAACCAAAAGAAAAAAAAGTTTCAGACCTTAAAAGAATACAAATTCTTGTTGGTAAGTTAGCACAAAAAATTAGATCTTATGAGGAAGAAAAAGAACTTTCTTCTCAAAACGTTAAATACGTAATCAATTCAATTTTATCCGCACTTGATGTTGACGTTTTAGATGAGGACGATATCGAAGAAATCATTTCAAAATTAGAAGGTGGTGATGAAGATGAAGAAGGTGGTGATGAAGAAATGGATATGGAAGCTGAAGTTGAAGGTTATGAGGAAGAACAAGAAATGGTTCCCCCTCCACCGTCACCTGAAGGTGAAGAAGAAATACCATCACCTGAAATGGCCGAAGAATATGAAAGTTATGGCGACGCCTTTAGAGATTACTTACCAGCTGCTTATGGTAATGCCGCAATGAAAGGTGTATCAGGTGAACAAACAGAAGATTATGAAGATGACTACGATGTTATTGATTTTGAAGAAATTGACGAAGAAGATTATGCATCAAAAAACAGAAGAAAAAGACATTTTTATCCTGAAGTAGATGCTTTCACACACGGAACTTTTGGTGAATCTTCAGTAGATAAGGTTTTAAGTAAATATTTTACAATGTCAGAAGACGAAATAAAAAAACAAGATTTAAAATCTAATCAAAATTATCAATTGAATAAAAAGAATGTTATAAGACTTTCTGAAACAGTAGATCAAATGGATTCGGCTCTTGAATTTATTTCAGAAAACCCAAGAGTTAAACTTATGGGTTTATCAGAAAAGAAAAATTTGATTTTTAAACAAGGAATTAATGAAGTTAAAATAACAAGAACTGGAAATATTTTATGAATCAATTAATCTATATTAATGGTTTAGGACCCAATTATAAAGGGGACAACATTTATGAATTTATTTTTTCTGACACTTTAGAAGTATTTGGAGAAAATTGGGAATCTAAACCAGCAAATGGATATCCTTTACCACCTGATTTAGAGTATATTAAAAAAGTTGGTACTTTGATTAATGAAGAGGTATCATTTGAATTGGTTCAAGATTCTGATGTATTTTCAGTTATTGATTCTATGGACGGAGTAATTGCTTTGGGATGGGAAAAAGAAACTGATAATGTAGATTTTTCTATTGTTAAAAGATTGGTGTTTCAATTTGGAGAAACTGAAGAATCTGTTAAAAACAAACTATATGAAAGAGATATAGTATTACAATTCGAAAAAGAAGTTGTATATGAAAACTAATAACAAAATAAAATTTTTAATAGAAAACGGTCTTTCATCAAAGACTGTATCAGTAATGACTGAATCTCAAATAAATCTTCTTTTTGAGAAATTCAAAAAAATGAAAAAAGAAGAAAACAAAGAACAAGTCCAACAACAACAAACAACTAAAACTATTGTAGGTCCTAAAGGTGGTAACATTCCTTTAAAACCTGGACAAACTACTGTAAGTTTAAAACCTGTACCAAACGCACAACCAGGTACTGTTGAAGTTGTTGAAAAAGAATTATCTGAAGATGAAACCGATGGTGTTACTACATCAAATGCTCAAGGAAAAGTTAATTTACAAAAATATACAGGTCAAGAACCACCACATGATGCAAATGATATGGCTGATGATGGTATGGGAGACGATTCTGGTGAAAATAGATCAATGATGGGTATGGCTGAATCGACAATTAATGAAAAGTTTGAGTCTAAAGCTCAACAAGGTTTATTTTGGGCTCGTTGTAACAAATGTTCAGATAAGAAATGTAAGTGGTGTAAAATGGCAAAAGAGTTTTCTGACTCAACGTCAAAAAAACAATATAAAAATATGCCAGAAAAAAAACACCCTGAAAAAACTGTCAAAAGTAAAAAGAAAGAAACAAAAGAGCAGTTTGAAAAATTTCTGGAAAAAAAAATATCAGAAATGGTAGATAATAATATCTCACCAAAAATGACTAAAAAAGATATTATTGAGACAGTAAAAAAAAAATCTAAAAAAATGAAGTCTATGATAATTCGTAGACCAAAAAAAGTCACAATGTTTTCTGATGAGGCACCAATGGAACTACCTATAGGTAAAATGTTTTCTATCGGTAAAAAATAGTCTTTACAACAAAATCCCTGAATTGATATTTATGTAATATGGGATTAACTAAAGAACAAGTCTTAATTGAATACGCTAGGTGTATGAGTGATACTCCATATGCTCTGAGAACGTATTTACAAACCTACGATAATACAGTATCCAAATACGTTCCTTTGGAACTATTTCCTGATCAAGTATCTTTGTTAAATGATTACGAAAATTTTGAAGAAAATATTGCGTTAAAGTATCGTCAAGCCGGGGTATCAACAGTTACCGCAGCTTGGATATCAAAAAGATTGGTTTTTGCTAAAAAAACTCAACCTGAAAAAATTCTAATTATCGCCAACAAACTTGATACGTCAATGGAGATGGCAAATAAGATTAGAGCCTTTGTTGACCAATGGCCTAATTGGGTTGGTGCAGGTTTTGCGGCAGAAAAAAATTCACAAAGACACTACAAATTAAACAACGGATCAGAGGTAAAAGCGGTAGCAACCTCAAAAGATGCACTTCGTGGATTTACCCCGACAATTCTTGTATTTGACGAAGCGGCGTTTATCGAAGCCGATAGTGATTTCTGGGCGGCTTGTATGGCATCCTTATCCACAGGGGGTAAGGTAATTGTGGTTTCTACACCAAACGGATATGACCCAATTTATTATGAGATATATGATCAATCATTGAAAGGAATGAATAACTTCAAAATTTCTGAGATGTATTGGTATAGAGATCCAAGATACGCCAAGGATCTTTATTTGGTACCAACTGATGACATTGTTCATTATCTTTTGAATCGTGAAGATTTTGATGAATCAAAAAATATTTCTTGGGCACATACTGACCCATTTAATAGGGATTATGATGAAATGAAACATTTCTTTAATCAAGGATACAAACCTTGTTCTTCTTGGTACGAAAAAATGGTTAAAAAACTTAAATACGATAAACGTAAAATTAACCAAGAGTTAAATTGTGAATTTTTAGGTTCGGGAGATAACGTATTTGATAACAAACAATTAGAATTTATTAAAGAAAATACAATACAAGAACCACCTTCAAAACTTATGGGAAATTCTCTATGGATTTGGAAAGAACCGATCGAAGGTCACAAGTACATAATGGGTGTCGATGTTTCTCGAGGTGATAGTGAGGACTTTTCATCCATTCAAATAATTGATTTTGACGAAAGAGAACAAGTCTTAGAGTATGTAGGAAAAATTCCACCTGATACTTTGGCGGAAGTCGCATATAAGTGGGGTATGATGTATAATGCGTTTGTTGTTGTCGATATCACCGGTGGTATGGGTATAACGACAGTTAGAAAAATGCAAGAGTTGGGTTATAAAAGTTTATATATTGATGGAGTTGATTCTATGAATATATGGGCGGTAAATAAAACTTCGGCGGATAAAATACCAGGTATTAATTTTAACAATAAAAGAGTTCAGATTATTGCTGCATTTGAGGAAAGTGTAAGACATAAATTTGGTATTAGAAGCGTTCGTTTGTATAACGAGATGAACACATTTGTCTACATAAACGGTAGACCTGATCACCAAAAAGGACAACATGATGACCTTATTATGGGTATATCGATGGCGTTATATGTTGGGGAGTCATCATTTTCAAAATTAGAGAGAGCCACTGAACACACAAAAAATATGATTGAGTCTTGGGCTGTCGTAAATAATGATGCGGTCGCCAAAGAAGCACATTTTGATCCTGTAATACCCAATCAGAATGTACTTAGAGATAGAGCGGGATTACATAATAATGGTCCATCAAGAGACGACTATCAAACATATGGTTGGTTATTTGGTGGTTTAATGAAATAAAATTATGGGACTAGATTTTAGAGCAAAAACAGGAAAAATAGCAAATGGATCAAGATTGGTTGTTTCAGGTGAAGTGACGACAGGACAAAAAGTATTTCCTGTAACTTTTAAAAAAACTAACCCTTACGATCTTACCCCAACACAAAAAGAAGCGTTACAATCTTTAAGTGGATCGACGACTAACTAACTATTGAAATATTTATATCTATAGTTAAACTTTTAATATGGAAAATAACAATAAAAATCTAACAGTTTGGCAAAGGTTAGCTACGACTTTTGGACCTGATTCTACATTAGGTCAAGGTCAACCTGATTACAAGTTAGATAAAAAAGAAATTTTAAAAACTCAAGATAAAGCTGAATATGAAAGGGCAAAACTTCAAAATCAGCAATCTCTTTATTTAAGTGGCAATTGGGCTAAAGTAGAAAATAATTTATACACCCAAGCTGTATATTACGAACCAACAAGATTGGCGGCATTCTATGACTATGAATCAATGGAATATACCCCTGAGATATCAACAGCTTTAGATATCTATGCCGAGGAATCGACAACACCTGATCAAAACGGTTATGTTTTACAGGTTTACTCAGAATCCAAAAGAATAAAAAGTATATTAGTTGATTTATTTATCAATACTTTAGATATAAACACCAACTTACCTATGTGGATTAGAAACATGTGTAAGTATGGTGATAATTTTGTTTATTTAAAATTGGACCCAGAAAAAGGGGTTACAGGATGTTTACAACTACCTAACATTGAAATTGAAAGATTAGAAAGAGGTGTTGACTCAAGAACATACCAAGCAACAATGAATTTAAATAGAAAGGCACTTAAGTTTTCGTGGAAAGCAAGAGATACTGAATTTAATACTTGGGAGGTTGCTCACTTTAGATTACTAGGTGATGATAGAAAACTTCCTTATGGAACATCGATGTTAGAAAAGGCTCGTCGTATTTGGAAACAGTTGGTATTGGCGGAAGACGCCATGTTAATTTATAGAACATCAAGAGCACCTGAAAGAAGAGTATTTAAAGTTTACGTTGGTAACATGGATGACAAAGATGTGGAACCATACGTACAAAGAGTTGCGAACAAATTTAAAAGAGATCAAGTTGTAGATAGAAAAACAGGAAATGTTGATTTACGTTTTAACCAAATGGCAGTGGATCAAGATTACTTTATTCCTGTACGTGATCCGGCACAAGCAAGTCCAATTGAGACTCTAGCAGGAGCTCAAAACTTATCTGAAATTGCAGATATCGAGTACATCCAAAAGAAATTAGTTACAGCACTTAGAATTCCTAAAGCTTATTTAGGATTTGAGGAACCTGTAGGTGATGGTAAAAACTTATCATTATTAGATATCCGTTTTGCAAGAACAATCAATAGAATTCAAAAATCTGCAATTGCAGAAATGAACAAAATTGCAATCATCCACTTATTTTTAATGGGATTTGAGGATGAATTATCTAACTTTACATTACAACTTACAAACCCATCAAAACAAGCCGACTTGTTAATGATTGATGTTTGGAAAGAGAAGGTAACACTATACAAAGATATGGTTAGTGAAATTCCAAAATCAATTCAACCTGTTTCAGCCACTTGGGCGAAGAAACATATCTTTGGTTTCTCAGATGAAGAAATTAAACTTGAGTTACAACAAATTAGAATGGAGAGAGCGGTTTCTACTGAACTTGATAATACCGCAACAATTATCACAAAAACAGGTATTTTTGATACTGTAGATAGACTTTATAAACCTGTAACAGGTGGAACAATGACACCTACAGCACCTGCGGCACCAGGGGCTGAGGCAGGAGCAGCACCAGGAGCCGAAGCAGCACCTGCAGAAGCAGCACCTGCAGAAGCAGCACCAACAGTTCCTGAAAGTATTAGAAAAGAAAAAAATAAATTGATATTAGAATCTAAAGATGATGATTTTGATGAAGATGAGTTTTTAGATTTCCAAAAGATGAATGGATCTTTGGGTCTTATTGAGGAGGAATTAAATAAACTTCTTGGTGACTAATATTTATTATTATGAGTAAATTAGAAAAACTACCACAAAAAAATCTTAAGTTCATTCTAAAAAAAATTAGTGAAGGTGTTTATGAGAAAGATTTGTTTTCACATGCCAATCAAAGACTAATAAGAAGAACTTTTGATGATATTGGAATAGATATTAATAAAAAAGATATTGAGTTTGTTTTTGCACTTTATAGAGATAATCCAAATTTTTTAACTGAAGAGATTAAATTACCTAAAGTTCACGAATATGAAATAGTAACAAAAAGATATGCTACTATTAGCATTAGAGAATATTGGAAAAACACACATGAAAGTTATTTAGATAATGAGAATGATGTTGAAGATTTTATTTCTTGGTTTGGTGGTGGTGATTGGTGGGATGGTGAAATGATTGACCGAGAGGAATTCGATGAAGAAACTTCTGAAACGGAAACAGATGAAATAAATAAACTTAGTTGATATTTATTAGAAAAAAACAAAAATGTTCGGAGAATTAAAATCAAAAATAGAAACATACTTAACTGAATCTTATAAAAAAGGAACTTTAAAGGATAACTTATTTGTATTTGAGGAGTTAGTGTTGAAAAACAAAAATATATCAAAAATATTTTTCTTGTACGACGAATTATCAAGTAATAAAGGGCTTCAAGAAAGTGTTGCTAATGAATTCATAAATGAGTCAATAACAGCATATGAAAACTTATATAATAAAGTTTCTCCTTTCAGTGTAAAAGAAATTAAAATGTGGGTTGGTCATGTTCAGTGTGAAAATACATACAAAGAAATTGATAATCTATTCTCAACAAATGTTTTAACTTTAGAAAACAAAATTAAGAGTAAAAAAGTTATTTTAGAAAATTTAAAAACTAAAGAACAAGAAAAGAAAGAGATAATTAACGTACCTTTAAAATCTATGGTGAATGTTGCAAACAAAACTGTAGAAAAATACATTCAGTCACTTTCTGAATCTGAAAGAAAAGAATTAAAGAAATTGTTATCCATCCCAAAAGAAACTTTAATTGAAAACTATAATAAATTAAAGTTGGATGTTTTTGAAAAATTAAACTCGCAAAAAGATACCTCAGACGAAGAAACGTCAAAGACTATAGATCAAGTTTTAAACAAATTGCAAAACGAATCGTTTAACGAATTGAATTACTATAAGTTAGGAAAACTAAACGAGGGACTTTAATTTTTGAATATAGGAAGCCTTAATGATTTGGGCTCTTTTCTTAACTGAAGGTTTCACAAACTCTTTTCTCTCAAACAAAGCTGAGTTTTGTTTGGTTCTAATAACTTTTCCTTTCAGGTCTTTTAAGGCCTTCTCAATGTTTCCTTTTTTTACTTCTACTAATAACATAAAATTTTTGGTTGTTGATATAAATATAAATATTTGTTAGATTTAATCAAAAATAAACATTCAGAGCATGAAAAAATTCTATGAAAAAAGGAAAAACCACAAAATTAAGTGGATATCGAACATTCAAAGCCCAATATGGGACTATTGATTCTCAAAACTTAAAATCAATTTACATCAACATCCAAACATGGGTAGAACCCAAAGAAGAAGTGGAAAACTGGAATAGAGTCGTTTTAAATATGACAAGATCAGTTAAACATTGTGTATTAGAAAACATAAACAAAGACACATTCGACACAAAATTTATTGTAGATTTAGACCTTAGAACAAGTGGACTACAATTAAAAAAGAAATCCTTTATGAATTTAGAAATAAATTTATTTGTGTTAGAACCAATGGATTTCAAATCCCCCAAATTAAAAAAATCAGTTAAAAATTTAATCAAAGAAGTTTATAGTGACGTTTTTAGTAAACACAAATATTTTAAATGTTTCCTTACAAAAAACGGAAATCAAAAACTTGTCAAGAAAGAAACTGAAACTATTTAGTATTTATAAATAAAATATTAAATGAGCGATTTAAAAATATTAGGACCAAGAGATTCAGGAAAAGGGATTCTTGTTGAGTATGACGCAGGATATATAGATCCAAATGAAAGAAGAAACTTATCTATGATTAGAGAGAATCGTGATATGTTAGATCATTCTAAACCATTTGAATTTTATGCGGTATTACAAAAATATAATACCCCTAATAGAAACGGGAGAGTTTATCCTGAAAAGATTCTCAAAAGAGAAGCTGAGAATTACAAAAAAATGATTCAAAAAGGAACTGCACTTTCTGAATTAAATCACCCTGAATCATCTCTAATAGATTTAGATCGAGTATCACACGCCATTACCGATATATGGTGGGAAGGTCCTGTGTTATTAGGTAAATTGAAATTACTTACAAGTCCAGGTTTTCACGAAAGAGGTATTGTATCAACTAAAGGAGATTTGGCCGCTAACTACCTTCGTCAAGGAGTTACTTTAGGTATATCTTCTCGTGGGGTTGGATCTCTTAAAAAAGTTGGTGAACAAAATGAAGTACAAGATGATTTTGAATTAATTTGTTTTGACTTAGTATCATCACCATCTACGCCAGGTGCATATCTTTTCAGAGACAAAGACGAAAGAATGAATTATGAGGAGAATTTGGATGAGGAGAAAAAAATGCAAGCAGAAAGACATATTGGTGAAACAGGATCAAAATCGCTTGACTTAATGAATAGATTGTCCGATTATTTGAATAAATAATTAATTATGGACGAAAAATATTTTGTAGCAAAAATCACCACTGATATGGTTGATGAGAACACAGGTAAGATTAAAAAACTAAGAGAAGAAAAATTGGTTCGTGGGTACTCACCTACCGATGTTGAGGCTAAAGTTACCAAAGTTTACGAAAATTATTCTATGGATTGGAGAATCACTGCAATAGTTGAATCGAAAATTGATGAGGTTATAGAAGGTTAATAGTAACAAAAAATTAAAGGAATGGGAGTTGACAAAAATGTCTTCTCCCATTTTTTTTTGTCTGAAACACCCAAGAAATAAATTTTTTTTAAAATCCATGATATTTATTTGATAATAAATGAAAAATACAAATATGGCAAACAACCAAAATGTAGTAGAGGATGCTCTTTATCAAATTAGAAATTTGGAAGAGACCTTACAAGAAAATGCAAAAGGAATACTTCAATCCACAATGAGCGAAGAAATCAAACAATTAGTAAAAGAATCTCTTAAAGAATCAAAAAAAGATGAGGAGATTGATGAGCAAGATGAACCCGTAACAGGTGGAGAAGCTGAAATGGACACAGAAACTGAAGTAGAAGATGAGGACATGGACGATGATATGGAGGCTGATGCTGAAATGGAAATGGACACTGAAGATTCTGATATGGAAGGTGAAGACGAAGTCGAAGATGTGGACATGGAAGGAGACGAAATGGAAGATGAAGAAACTATCGATATGACAGGAGCTTCTGACGCTGAAGTCTTAAGAGTTTTCAAAGCTATGGGTGATAATGATGGAATCGTCGTGAAAAAAGAAGGTGAGAATATTCACTTTACAGACGGTGATAATGAATACATGATCCATTTGGGTGAATCTGAAGAAGATATGAATGAAACAATTTACGAAATAGAAATGGACGAAGAAGACGACATGATGGAAATGGAAGATGACATGATGGAAATGGAAGATGACATGATGGAATATGACATGATGGAAATGGAAGATGACATGATGGAAATGGAAGATGACATGATGGAAATGGATGACGAAATGATGGAAATGGAAAATGAATTTGACATGGACGGTATTATGGAGTCAATCAAAAAATCTGTTAAACCAAAAGGTGTTGGAATTGGAAAAGGTCCAAAATTTAGCTATGACAAAAAACCTAACATGGGTGGAGGTTTCAATGAAAAAAGAAAAGAAGCTTTTGGAAAAGGAACTAAAGCAATGGGTACAGGTAAAGCTAAATTTGAATACAAAGAAGAAAAAGAGTGGGGTGGTAACAAAGGTGACTACAAGAGAAGTAAAGGTCACAAAGTAGGTGATAAAGATGGTCACTATAAAGACTATGAAAAGAAAGAAACTAAAGAAGCTGTGAGAACTAATAGTTATCCTAGAGCTAACAAAGTTGGTAACAGAAAAGGTTCTAACCAAAATGTGAATAGACAAGAAATTAGAGTAAGACCTAACACAAGAGTTAACGAAGAAGTTCAATTATTGAAAAATAAAAATGATGAGTACAAAAAAGCACTTGACGTTTTTAGAACTAAATTGAACGAGGTTGCTGTGTTTAACTCAAATTTGGCGTACGCTACTCGTTTGTTTACTGAACACTCAACTACTAAACAAGAAAAAGTTAACATCTTAAGAAGATTTGATAATGTTGAATCTTTGAAAGAATCAAAAAATCTGTACAGAGTTATTAAAAATGAGTTAAACTCAACTGGCTCTTCATCAGAACAAAAAATAACTGAATCAATTGAAAGAACTGTAAATAGAACTGTTGAAACAGGTTCAGCGGTAAACTTAATTGAATCAAAAACTTATGAAAATCCTCAATTCTTGAGAATGAAGGATTTAATGGGAAAAATAAAATAAACATAAACTAAAAATAAAAAACCTAAAAAAATGGGAGCATTATTAGAATCAGGTCTTGTAGGTAACATCGGGTTGAAACACCTTAAAGTTATCAAAGAAGACACAATTAACAAGTGGGACAAATTAGGCTTTTTGGATGGTCTAAAAGGTCACTTAAAAGAAAACGTTGCACAATTATACGAAAACCAAGCATCTTACTTAATCAACGAAGCAACTTCTGACGGTCAATCAAACGGAGCGTTCGAAACAGTTGTTTTCCCAATCGTAAGAAGAGTTTTCTCTAAATTGTTAGCTAACGACATCGTATCAGTACAAGCAATGAACTTACCTATTGGTAAATTGTTCTACTTTGTACCAAGAATCCAAGGATATGCAAACGCATCTTCTGAGTATGCTAACTTATATCCTAACTCGACACCTTCTAACAGTACTGCTGGTGGTGACCACTACGCACCTATTGGATCTCCTGAAGCTGTTAACGCAGGATTAAATAACCCTAATCAAGGATACCCTGACAATGATTACTATTACAAGAAAGATCTTTATGATTTATTCTATGAAGGTAATGAAGCGTCTTTAGATCCTCCAGGATTATTTGACTACTCTAAAGGTAAATGGACTGCAGTTACTGCAACTACATCTGTTCAAGCTTGGGCTGGATCAGCATTGGTTGACGCTAACATTGGAGCAGGAGAAATTATACCAGCTGGAAACTATAGAAAAGTAATCGTTAAACTTTGTGGATTTGCAAGTGCAGGAGCAGGTAAATTAATTGGTCCTGACGGTAACGAAATGGATACAGAATCATTCCTTTCTGACCTTAGATTGTACGCAGCTAACGGGTTCTCTGCTAACACAAGTTCACCTTGTAGTGTGACAACAACTACTTACAACGGATCTACAGTATACGCACCTCTATTGTTTAGAGTTGTAACTCAAATCTATGGTAAAGGTATTGTTAAATACGGAACAAACCAAGGAACTACATTCAGAAATGCAGGTAACAACAATACTGTAGATTACACACCTCCAACAGGTAACGGTGGTAACTATAATGACATTTGTGATGCTAACGGATGTATTTGGTTAGAAGTTGACCTTTCTTGTCCTGTATGTGCTGACTGTGACGCAACATCTTTAGATGGTTACACAGGTACTACAATCGCATCAGGTGGATCAGCTACTTCATTTACTGCATGGTATAGAAGATATGCTAACCTTGAGTTCGAAGATCAAATTGGTGAGGTTTCTTTTGACCTTGAGTCAGTAACTGTATCTGTTACAGAAAGAAAACTAAGAGCACAATGGTCTCCTGAATTAGCTCAAGACGTTGCAGCATTCCATAACATCGACGCTGAAGCTGAGTTAACGGCATTGTTATCTGAGCAAGTAGCAGCTGAGATTGACCGTGAAATCTTACGTGACTTACGTAAAGGTGCAGCATGGCAATTACGTTGGGATTACAACGGATGGAGAAGAATCAACAACCAAGTATCTTACACTCAAAAAGACTGGAACCAAACTTTGATTACAGCAATCAACCAATTGTCAGCACAAATCCACAAATCTACTTTGAGAGGTGGTGCTAACTGGATCGTTGTTTCATCTGAGGTTTCTGCTATCTTTGACGATTTAGAATACTTCCACGTATCTAACGCAGCTCCTGAGCAAGATCAGTACAACATGGGTATTGAGAGAGTTGGTACATTATCTGGTAGATACCAAGTTTACCGTGATCCTTACTTCCCGCCTAACCAAGTGTTAATCGGTCACAAAGGAACATCATTGTTAGACACAGGTTACATCTACGCACCGTATGTACCTCTACAATTGACACCTACAATGTACAACCCATTCAACTTTACACCTATTAAAGGTATTATGACACGTTACGCTAAGAAAATGGTTAACAACCGTTTCTACGGACGTATCACAGTTGATGGAGTTAGAACATTCGACTTGAGAGAATTGAGATAATCAATTAAAACCGAATAAGAAAAAGGTCAGAGAAATCTGACCTTTTTTATTTTATTAAAGTTCTAATAGATTTAGAGATTACTTCAGATTCACCAATTGTAAACACACCCTTAGAGTGTGCTGATTTAACAGATTCAATTAAATAATAAAGTGCGTGTTCTTTATCCATCGTACTTAATATAAGTTCTAAATGATCTTCACTTAACAAGTTAATAGACCCAAATAAATTACCATAGATTTTGTTTTCTTCTTCCATATTCAAAAAGTGAGATATTTATAATTATAATAAAATGGATAGACTAAATCAAATAATTAAAAAAGTTATTAAAGAAGCCACTTCACAAAGAGGAGGTGCTGCAGGTGCGTATGTCACACCAGTACAACCAGGTTTCAGACCTTTTAATGATGATAGTTTAGCACCATTTAATGTACCTGTTTCTAAATACGATAGTCCATTAGTCCAATATGATAGTTTAGACCATAAAATGGATTTGAGAAGGGATCAAATAGTGAAATTAGAAAAAGAGGCAAATAAAATAACTAATTTTATAAAAAAACATCCCGATTTGGCAACAGGAGATGATGATGGTGGGGTTATTAATCAATATATGTACGATCACAAAATACCTAAAGGGGATAGCCCGATGAGACCATTTACAAATAAAGTAAAATTCAATGAATGGGTTGATTTATCTTATGATAATTTATTGAACGAAATTAGTTCCACTGTTACAGCTGGACCATATAATGCTCCATTAGAAATTGGAAGTTTGGAGTGGAAAAAAAATGAATTAGATCCATTTACTGTAAAAGTACCAACAGATTTTAATAAAAAATCATTGAAAAATACCTTGAAAAATAATATTAAAAGAAATGTTGGTGTTTGGGAAAAAAATAAAGATGGTTCTTATAAAAGAGATATTGATTATCCTGAAACAATTAATGAAGACTTAGCTGTTTGGTTTGGTAAAAAGAAGAAACCTAAGGGATCTTCTCAACCAAAAGGTCCTTGGGTTAATATTTGTAGAAAAGTCGACGGAAAACACCCTCCCTGTGGACGACACGACACTTCTAAAGGTTCATACCCAAAATGTCGTGCCGCAGGAGTTGCCGGTAAAATGTCAGATTCGGCTAAAAGAGCCGCTTGTCAACAAAAAAGAGCCGCGGAGAAAAAAGACACTCAAACGGGTAAAGGACAAAAACCTGTTATGACTTCTTACAAACCAAGAAAATAACTATTGTTCAGATATTTTATTGTAAACCTTAACTAAAGAATTTTTAATATTTGATTTTACTTCAGCTTCAGTTAGGTTTCTTCTTTTTTCAGTTTCAGTATCGTATAAGTAGGTAACACGTTCAAAATCTCTACTACTCATTTTTACATCATAATGAAATACGTGATTAGTAATCTCAACTCTTCCAAAATCAATAAGGACGAAAAGACCTAATTCTTCATTTATAATGTACCTTTTGTTAGACATAGGTGCAATCATAAAATCAGATTTTTTATGTGATATCATTTTCACAACAATCTTGAATGCGGTTTTTTCATAAGGTTCTATTTCTTCATGAGTTGGCATAGATTTTCTCATTCTTTTTGCCATTTTGACCTTAAATCTTTTGTAGAGTCTTTTAAAAAAGTTTTTCATAGTTAGTGTTTATGTTTCTAACTACAAATATATAAAAAAAATATTGATTAACAAAAAGGAAGTTAAAAAAATTTAACAATATGCTCCTGAGCATCTCTTTTTACCGTCCAATCCAGGTTTGGTCCCTTTACATACCTGAACTGCGTATCCGTTGGCGTACGCCGAAGGGTAAACGTCAAACTTAGCTTTAGCTGCTGATTTACCTCTAGCACAAAGTTTCGTTCCTGTTTTTTTTCTACCTTCCATCATCACATTATCTTTCATCTCAGCATCAAATTCAGAATTTGTTTCATTCATTAAAAAATCAAAAACTTGATCTAAATTGTTTTTTGCCTCGGCAATATGATCCTGAGCCCAATCATGACCTTGATCTAATATTTCCTCGATCATATTATGATCGATTTCCAAAAGAAGATCACATTGTCTTTTCATTTGTTCCAAATTTGAAAAGAACATATATCTTGAAGATTCCATTTCTTGTTTTGATGGTTTATCTCCTATATTTTCTTGAATAACTTTTCTGATGATTTTATCTAAAACATTCATAATCAAGCGTATAATCCGTTCATTCCTCCTAATTCAACCGCATTTGCTTGAACAACTACTTGTCCATTTAAACCTGTCCATGTAGGATGAGGGGTTGATACTGAATTAACAGTCGAACCTGTACCACAAGGGCAACATATAACACAAGCTTCATATGGTGTTCCTGCAGTAAAAAACTCAAGTGTTGCGTTTAAACATTCTCCACATCCATCATAAAGGGTTACTGCAGAATAGTTTGGAACCCCAGCAGCTGCCGCAACAACTGTACCACATATAATTTGTCCATTAGCACCACTGAAAGCCCAAGTTTCACCGGCATTTAGAGTTTCTTCTCCCGATTCACCAAGAACGTATTGTTCATCAGTACATAAAAGTATTTGAAATGTTGACATGTCTTTTTTATTTATAAATACTTCTTTATTCTACTTTCTCATTTACGATTTGGAAATTTATTTGTTGTTTGTAAACATTAACCTGTCCAGATGTTGTAACTTTCAGATCGACAAAATATTCATTAGGTATTTTATCTCTCATATCAAAAATAAAATAGTATTCATTAGGTGTCCTATTTAAGTTAGTCCAATCCTGAACTATAACTTCAGTTTGACCTTCTCTAACATAAACTCTGTATTGTCCATCGACATTTGGAAGCTGTTTATTTGTTGTATATGCCTGTTTAATAATGACACCAACTTTTCTAATTTCAGAGTTTAAAATCTTTTCGTTTTGTTTCAATCCATAATAAGTAAACCCATATTGTGCGGGATCGTTTGTATTTGTACCAATTTGTACAGATCTTTTAGTTGGGTAGATAGTAAATTCATTTATCTCATTTGGTAATGAAAAACCATTTAATTTTATATTTGACCAAGTATCTGTAAATAAACATGGGGTCTTGTATCCTATAAGGGGTGGTATTGTTATTTCATAAACCCCTTTAGTTCTTTGACAAGATGGTAAATTAATTAACCCTGTAACAGGTGTTCCTGAAGAATCTGAAATTGTCACTAATGGTGGAGTATCTAAATTTTTAAAATCACCATCTTCATAAACATATAGATATAATTTGTTTACAGTTCCTAATGTAAAATTATTTCTATCATCTTCGATTAGATCATTATATGTTGTTTGAAGGTATGGTTCATAAAATGTTTGTGTATGTCTTGTAAAGAAACCTACAGAATAAGCACCTGTGGTACCCATCAAATTCTCAACTTCAGGTAAATAAGCAATACCCCAACCTGATGGATTCACAATCCCCCCAATTAATAAATCATTTATTTCGTCGGTCATATCAAATTCAATATCTTCATTACCAAATTCAAAATGTTGTATATCTACTATCGTTAATCCTGAAAATGGCATTGGTCCCAAGTTCATATTATTGTAGATTCCTGCTTGTTCCCAATTATCAATAGTTGTTGTTTGATACCAATTTGACGGTCTATTTGAATAAGCCCTATTAGGACCTAATCCATCAGGAATATCGTAAAAATCGTAACCAACACCCTCATCCCAATATTGTGGTTGATTAGGGTCTAAATCTCTTGGGGGTATTCTAAATAAAATTAAATCAAATGATGTTGCTCTTAGACTACCATCAGGCATAGATGTATTTAATAAATCTTCACTAAATGAAGAAGTGTTAGTCATTTTAAGTATATGTCTCATGTTATCAGTACATCCAGTTGAAATTACTCCTGACGCTAATTTCTCTCTTAAAAGAGTTAGATCCAAGTCAAAAATGAAACGAGAATATCCTATAGGATTTACTAAACCACCATCTCCGTAGTATAGTTGCATAACAGGATTTCTTCCCGTGTTTACATAACTATTAAAAACTATAGTATTGTTTCTATTGAAATAAGAATTATTAATTGACATTTATCTTTTATTTATAAATATCAATTAATTCGAATATTTTGATTTAGTATTGAATTGTCAGCGTCCTGTAGAATTTTGTAGATCTCTTCCAACTTAGTTCCATCAACTCCAATTGGAATCGGAGCCTCATTTATATTATGGACATGTGCTCCTAAAAAATCTACGATCAACTTTAATAATTTCATCAACTCATTTCCTCTAACCATTGGGTCAGTATTTTGTAGAATGTTTTCGGTAAAATATGGTTGTGGTATACCGTATAAAGTTTCTTTAGGTTCCAACATAATTTTTCTTTTTGAAGGTATGTCGGATTTATGTGATAATAAATATAAAAAGTCTGCTGCAACTGTTCCGTAAGAAACAGGATTAGGATTATAGGTGTTCTGTCTTAATGTTGAAGTTTCAGGTGTTAGTTGTTGACCAACAACATTTTTAGACCAAACTAAAACACTACCAAATTGTCTATCTGAGGGTAATAATTTAACTTTAGTAAAAAAGTTGTTGACCATATTGAAATCTGTTGATCCTGTTGAACTTAATTTATCAATATTATTTTTGGTTGGTCTGAAATAGAATGGAAACTGATTTGATATTTTAAGATCATTATCAAAAGGGAATTGATCATACCCTTGAATATTAATCTTTCCTTGATTTAATCCGTTTATAAATTGGTTTATAATTTTTACCCCTTCATCTAAAGTTTTTCCTGTAAATACTAAAGTATATTCAGGTCCACTTTTAAATTGATCTAACGGGGTATCCATATATATTTCGTTAGTTTTAGTTTTGTCTTTAGGTAGTAAGGAGTATAGACTTATATTACCATTATAAAACGTAGATCCTGTAACACCACCACCTGAAGTATTTCCAGTAATAGTTACTTGATTGGTAACCTCCCACTCAATTAGTTTCTTCACTAACTGAGGTTTATTTTTTAGAATAGTTTTTTTAATTGGGTCTTTCTCAACTCTTTCTAAATCAAAATTTGAAATTTGTAAAAATCCTCGATTTAGTCTTGGTGTTGGTAGATTAAATCCTGCGGTTTGGGTTGGTATGTTCTTACCTGCTCTTACTAAAACCTCATCTTGTTTTACAATAACGTCTGCGGTTCCTCTACCTAATAAGGCATTATCACCAGGTTCGGGATAAATACCTTTTGCTTGACCTTTGATTTCAAAACTTATAGGATCTTTAATATTGTTAGCTTGTTTTAAAAATACACCACTTGCTAACATTGACTCGGAATTATGCCAATTTTCGTAAAAATTGTTCTGAGGTCTTGTTATAGGACCCTGAATGTAGAATTTAGTGTTATCTACAACATAATCTTTATTATAGTAGAAAATGTGAATATACTCCTCAACCTTAGGTACTTGACTCACATAGTAAGGTAACAAAGGTAAATAAATCAATGGATCTCTTTCAGTCCAAATATCCTTTTCAGGGTTCCAATTAGTTGGTAATACATCGGCCTCAACTTGATCAATTGGTAACGCTCTAATTCTTCCTAACATTAAAGGATCTTGGTTATTAATTACATAACCTTGAAATATTATCTTTTGTTCATTCATTAGATTTTAGTTCTTTCAGTATATTCTTTATGTAATACATTATAGGTGTTTTCTAAAGCATCTAAATGGTGTGTAAGTTTGATTATAGAATCTTTTGTTACTTTGTGGTCTTCATTAATAAATTCCATTGCAATTTGAAGATCTCTATTTGATCTTTCTTTATGTTCTTTAATTATCAATAAAACTTCGTTAGCCTTAATTCTTTTTTCGTCAATTTTAAATGAACTTTCCATATGCGTCTTTTGGGATTGTTACACCAGCCGGTGTTATAGTTAATGGACCAATACCGATAGCGACTTTTCCATTCTCCTCAACTTCTTGTGCATTACCATCAATCATCGCTTTAATTGATGCTAAAAATTTATTTGGACTCCCGTCAGGCATAGGACCTGTTGGAACACCTATTTCTTGTAAATTTTGAACAGTATTCAGAAAAGATCTTGTCGGTGAATATCCGTCTAATAATTTTGCAGATAATAAAAGTGGTAATGGTAAATCCCCTCCTTTTTCTTTCAATTTATCTAACCTTTTTTTGATACCAATATTAAGTAATTGAAGTAGTTCGTCTAATACACTTTTACAATCTCTAAAATCTTTAGTAATTACCGCCAATCCTGGTATTATCGCAACAATTGCTAAAACCATTCTGTAACGTTTTTTTATTTTTTCTTCACTGATGTCTTGGAGTAATAATTTAACTAAAGCTTTAACCTCTTTTTTCAATTCATTGAAAACTTCTTTTGTAAAAATTGCAACAACCTTGGTCATAAATTCATTAAAAAATGTTCTGAATTTTTTTTGAAAATCCTCAATGTTTGAGATCTGTTTATAAAATGGTTGGTCAAACATTGCAGCTATTGTCATAATTGGTAAAACATTTTTTGGTGATAAAACAGTATTGACTAAAGCTTTTAAAAATTGCTCGAAAAAGCCTTCATCCAAAGATAGTTTAAATCCGTCATCTAGCGTTGGGTAAATTATTCCTGATGCCGCCTCAATTTCATTTAAATCTGAAGTGTCTTCATTAAATTCTAAATTATCTAAAGCCGTAAGGGTTGCCTCTAAATTTAAAGAGATTTTCAAATTTTCACATTCTTCAAATTCGATAACACCTAATTTAATGTCTGAAATACTTTGTTCTATAATTCTTAAATCAATATCATTAAATTCATAAAATGACTCATCAACATTATCAACTTCAGATACTTTAGATGATGCACCCACATTAATTTCTTTATTAGAGTCAGAACAAAGACCAAGTATTCTTTGCATTATTAATAAAGTTTTTTGGATTGTTTGTAATTTCAAAAATCCATCACCCCTACCAAATGAAATAACACCTGTAACGTAATCAGTTAGATTTGTGAAGAACTGTTTATAATCCAAAATATCTATTGATTCATAATAATCCGCTAAAAAAATGTCAACCGCTGGTACACCAACTCTTGTACTTATGTCAACTTTAAATGTTGGCTCGTTTACAACTAGTAGGGTTATTGGATCCGTATATGTTTCTATATATGTAACATTAAATAAATTTTGGTTTGATTTACCTCTATATGGGGATCCCGCAACTGCCTGATAAGGTTGATTTAAATTTTGAGTTCTTTGGTAAAGTTCTCTATTCATTGAAAATGGAAAATCATTATACTGAATAGGTTTTTTTTCGTAGAAAAATTTACCAATTTTATCGTCAGGACCCAATTCAAAAGACCCAAACAAATCGACACACCTTACTGGAACATAGTATGTTGATGGTATTGTAGTCATCGTATTACTACAACCCAAAGCTTTTATTGCTTCCTCAATTAAAATTGTTTTAAGTTGGGGTTTAATCTTCTTCAAAGAATTTAAAAATATTCTTTTGATCAATTTATCGGTCTCAACACCAGAACCTTTAGTTTCTTTTAGTTGTTTGATTAATTCTTGTAAGAAACTTTTGGCGTTTGAGGTATGTTTTTTTCTCCACTTTTTATAATCTGTAAGTGGTTGAGATAGAAATTTATTTGCGGTTTCTTGAGAACTACCCGCTTTCTTTTTTAAGCTTTCGTAACTTTTTTTGTATTCTTTATAAGTTTTATAAACACCTGTTTTGTTACTTGCTTTTTTTAATTCTTCATTTATATCGACAGCCATATAAAAATTATTTTTTCATTTTATAGGTTCCATCATTGTTGATGTCTTTTTGAAGTAGGCTTTGAATTGCAACATCATCCATATCTAAATCAGAAAGAGTAAAGTCCTGTTCTTTATCGGTTGATTTTTGCCACATTGTTGATTGTAATTTAGAAAGTGTTAATTTTTTTTCAACACAATCATTAATTATTTTTTGTTGCTTTTCAATTACAGGGCCAATAAGAGTCATATCTTCAGGTTCCTTCATCATTGTCAACATTTTATTTTGAATTCTAATTGCGGTGTTTCTTTGTTCTACTAATTCATTGTAGATTTCTTGCATCAAAGATAACATTGACTCTTTTGATAAATTTATCTCTTTTTTTGGTGGTCTTGGCATACTAGTAAATATCAATCTTTCAGTAATTCTTGAACTAAATCAAAATATAACTTTTTATATTTTTTAATAGAATTTCTTATTTCTTTAGTGGATAGATTAGTCATTTCCCTCAATTCAAAAAGAATAAGATTCTTATTAAACTTGTTGTTACTTGACTCGTGAAAAATTTGATTATAGTTTTCAAATAAGTCATAAATCGCAGAACCTAATTTGTGTTCTTGATCATTTGTCTCATTATTATCTAAATTATCTTTCAGTCTTTCAAGAAACTTTTTTATAATTGTTTCAGAACTTAATTCGTCATTATCAATGAAATATGACATTTCAGCTCTATTGGAAAGATCAGATGAAATATCTTCATAAGATATTTTTCTATTCATTTCTTTTTGATCTTTCATTATTTGACCCATCAAATAATTTTTACAGATCGTACCAAAGTAAGAATATGCTTTCTTTTCTTTAGAAGGCTTAAACTTCTCAATTTTTGTCATAAGAAAAGAATGTGTGTCTACGTGTATTTCTTCGTAGTTCATATCCTTCCTGTACAATTTATATCTTCTAATAATTGAAGATATCATTTTATCTAAAGGGTCTCTCAAAAATTCATTATATATTTTGTTTCTTTCTTCATAAGTTTCGGCGATTAAAAACATTTTAACCGCCGTCTCTTCCCGTTCATCAAAATAATTATTAGCTTTTGGTTTTCTTCCTTTCTTCTTCTTTTCTATTGAAATTTCAGTTTCATTGTTTACCATCAAATATTTTGTGGTTCATAATTTATATCTCTTTCGTTTTTGAAAAAATATTCTTTTTTTGCTGACTCAATCCAAAATCTTGCTTCATCCTGATCTAATCTATCATCACCATTTTTGTAATTCCAAAATATAGATCCTTCTCTTAAATTCATGTGTTTATAACCAATACGAGGTATTGTCATAATTTTTACTGAGTTGTGTGTTAGTCTTAAAAATAATTCATATCCGAAAGTAAGTTTAATGTTAGACTTAATACCACCAACTTCTTGGTATTTTTCTTTCTTGAAAACCATACCTGATGTTTGGAAATTTTGATATGTTTGTAATGTTTCATTTGTCAAAATTCCCATATCTGTTGATACGTTTGCTGCAAAAGTAGCTTCGTTAGTAAAACCAGCGAAAACCAACTTATCATCAACGTCAACAACGATTGGTAAAAAAGCATCTACATCTTTATAAATATCCATATATTTAGTTGCGTTTTTGAACCAAATATTTGAATATTCATCGTCAAACTCTGCAATTGAACACCATTCAGATGTTGATAACTCAACACCTCTATTAACTTGTTTTGCAAAATTAGGAGATTCTGACCAAACTTCTCTTACAACTGTCAAACCACTAAATTCATACTCATCTAAGAAGTTAGTTAAAAAATCTTCAGAACCATGAACAATAATTAGTTCATTTAAATATTCACCTTGATTTCTTATTGATTGGATACACTTATCAAAGAACTCTTTGAAGTCTATTGCTTTACCTGATTTAATAGGTAAAATAACTGATATTTTATTTTCGATACTCATAATTATACTGTTTCAATTTTAGTTAGTTGATCTTCAAAAGAAGCGATTCTACTCTCGAACATTTTACCAAATAATTCTAATGTTTCAGATTGGAATTTTTCAAAATTACTTATTGATTCAATTGTTGAATCCATATTAGAAAACAACTCAGGGTTTAAATTGTCTTCTAACCAATTCTGAATAAAATCTGATAATACGTCAACAATAATCGTTTTATTATTTACCCACAGACCATTATCTTCATTCATCCATGACGGTACATAGTCAGGAACTAAACCTAACACTGGTATACCCATTTTCATAGACTCTAATGGGAAAGTCCCAAAAGAACTTGTTTGGTCAATCCAAACTGAAATAAAACTATCTTTCATGGCTTCGCTAAATTCTTCTTCAGACAAACCTCTTAAATCTCTAAATGTAATCCATCTATATTGTGGGAATTTAGCATAGAATGATTTAATCAAGTTAGTAGTATCTCTATGATCTCTTGTGTGGATGTTCACAATAGTTTTAGGTGGGAAAATATTTTTTTGGAAAGTATCCGAAATATATGGTGAAATAACATCAGTATATACATTTCTCATAACTGACTCAATAAGTTCTTTTTGTTTGTTAGAAGTTGTAATACATTTGTAGAATCCTAATTGACTCCAAGTTTGACCTGGTTGTAAAGTCTCAAATATATGATCAAATGCTTGACAAAGAACAATTTTGCCACAAGGTAATTTAGTAATTTGGTCCATAATAAAACCATAGATTTCGGGAATGATAATTAGATCATCAGGTGAAATTTCCAAGCTAGTACCTTCAATTGCTCTGTGTTCTAATTCAGTCATATATTCTTCTCCTAACCAAGAATCAACACCGTAGTATTCAGGTTTTTCATGAAGGATGATTGAGTTATATCCATTTCTCTTCAATGTTAATGCCATTTGGTAAATGTATCTAACAGATGCCTTAGCGTTTCCTTTGGTGTCTTGTACTATGAAATAAATTCTAGACAACTTCTCTTTCATGTTGTTGATAGAATTTTCCAATTTTGTGATTTGTTCTGTATTCATATCTATTATAATTTATTTATTATTTTTTTCATCAGTAATGTGTTGAAAGAAATTTTGAAAGGGATGGAAACTTCATTAGTTTTAAATCCCATTTTTTCATCAACTATTTCGTCTTCTGTAAGAACGGTTTCTACCATATTTTTTATCATTTCGTATTTAACTAAATGAATTTGCGATTCCCCGCTTGTACCTACTAAAGCAACCTCGTCTTCAATTTTGTCTAAGTCGATATAGTAATGTTCATCAAAAATATTAAACATTTTGTTTAAGGTTTTGTATAATTTGCTCAAACTCAGAAAGTGAAGAAATTTCATAATCTGATTTGATTTGTTTATTGTAGGAAGTGTTAAACTTAACAACAATTTTACCTACAGGTTTTTCTAATAATAGAATAGGATCCGCAGTAAGTAAAATGTCTATTTGGTCCCACATATTTTTTTTTGTTATTTCACTAAAAAAAATAACTTTTTCCAACAAGCATCCAAATTTTGATAAGAAAAACAATGAAGATGGTTTTGATTTACCTATTTCTCCTGAAACAACTACTAATTCATTCTTATCTCTTAAATTAAAATAAATTTCATTAAGTATATTAAATGTCGTCATTTCTGTAGATGGAGCGTGACCAAATAATTCCATCGCATATTCTTCGTACATAAAATTAAATAACTCATCCTTACTTCTAAAAGAAAAATGTTTGTCCAACTCTAAAGAATCTACATCAGATATTTTTTTATATTCGAATTTTTCTAAAGTTTCTGTTATTGGTGTTGTATTACCTGACATATCAAGTTCATAGGTTGTTTGGGTGACCTCTTCATTTTCATTACTCTCGATCAAATGTTTTTCATATAGTTGAGTAAATTTACCAACCGTATCTCTCAATACACCATTAATATCAATCCCTATCTTCATCATATTTTTGTAATATTTTAGTAATTATTGGATTTCTTACACCATCTTTATCGCCAAACTCAAAAATCCCAATTCCGTTTATACCATTAAATCTTGTTATCGCATCATAAAGACCTGAGTGTTTTTTATCTTTATATCTATCGGTTTGCTCAATGTCGCCAGAGATAAAGAATTTAGTGTTGGTACCGATTCTTGTCAATAGTAATTTCATTTGTTTTGGTGTTGCATTTTGTGCTTCCTCAAAAATTAAAATTGAATTGTCTATTGTCATACCTCTCATATATGCCAAAGCAAAAACCTCAATTACTTCTGCATCTTTTAATTTTTCTCTAGCCTCTTTACCAATAATTTTATTTAACAAATAGTAAGATGGGAAAATATATGGATCTAATTTTTCTTCTAAATTACCAGGTAAAGCCCCTAATTTTTCTTCTGCCTCAACCGCTGGTCTTACAATTATGATTTTATCATATCCATTACCATCATCTAATAAAAGATCTACCGCTGTTTTCATGGCAATAAAACTTTTACCAACACCCGCAGGACCTGAACAGATTGTAATTTGATTATTTAATAATGTTTCGTAATATATTTTTTGATTTTCGGTAAGAAATTTACTTTTTTGTTTTTTCTTAACTACTTGGGAGATTACATCTCTTTTAGAATTCAAAGGTACATAAGGTTCCTCTGTTGGTTGTGGTTTTCTTCTTGTCATATTTTAATTTTACTCTACGATGTTTTATTTGTCAACATCAAGGTTTATTGAGTTTATTATGGAATCTATACTGTTTGAAATGTTATTTTTTGGTTCCCAATTTAAGATCTTTTTGGACTTACTTATATCGGCCCATATTTTTTCTATATCTCCGGTTCTTTTTGGATATATTTTATAGGGTACATCATAACCTTTATTTTTAAATGTGTTGATAATTTCCATAACACTATACCCATTTCCAGTACCAACATTGATTATTTCATGTGTTATATCGTTGACAATATTTAATGATTTTACGTGAGCATTTGCTAAATCATTAACGTCTATATAATCTCGTATTGCAGTACCATCTTTTGTATTGTAGTCGTTACCAAAGACTCTCAAATATTCATATTCTCCTTTTATAACACCTATTAAGTATGGCATTAAATTTTCAGGGACACCATTTGGTTTTTCGTAAATAATTCCTGTTTTATGATTACCGATAGGGTTAAAGTATCTTAAGCAAACACATCTGATATCTGTGATATCTTCTATTATTGTTTCACAAATACTTTTAGTTAGTCCGTAAGTTGTTTTGGGTTTTTTTACTGGTGTATATTCGTTTACTGGATAGTTATCAGGTTCACCATACACGGTACAAGAAGATGAAAAAATTAAATTTTTAACGTTAAACTTTTTCATCATTTCTAATAATGTAATTGTACCAACAACATTATTTTCATAATATTCTAATGGTTTAATTGTAGATTCATATACAGATTTTAATGCCGCAAAATGAATTACGTCAGTTATTATATTCTCACTCAAAATTTTATTAAGTAAGTCTTTATCCCTTATGTCACCGATATATAGTTTTGGTTTTTTATTGGTAATAACCTCAATCTTATCTAACATGGTTAGATCTGAGTTAGACAAATTATCTAAAATTATAACATTGTAGTTATTTTCTATTAATTGGACAACAGTGTGGCTACCAATATATCCTAAACCACCTGTTACTAGTATGTTTCTTATCATATATTATTTTCTAATTTTATTATAGTTACTCTCAAAAAAATGTATAGTTTCTTTCAAACCTTCGTAAATTGGGGTAAATTCAAAATTAGGTAAATAATGTTTTATTTTGAAATTGTCTGACGGTTTTCTAAATTGACCGTCAGGTTTTGATGAGTCATATATTACCTCACCTTTAAAATTCATTAATTCAACAATTATACTTACGACATCCATTATTTGTACTTCTTCTGAAGTTGACAATATAATTGGTTCATTTTCATTATAATTGTGTAAAACCCATTCAGTTAGTTTTGCAACATCCCTACTAAAAATAAACTCTCTCAATGGTTTTCCAGAACCCCATATTTTAAGTGGGGTTTTATTTTCTCTTGCTAAATAACATTTATGTATAAGAGATGGTATTACGTGTCCATTAACTACATCGTAGTTATCGTTTGGACCATAAATGTTACAAGGTATGACAGATTTATAATTTAATCCGTATTGTTCTTTATACGATCTGATTTGAATATCTGTCATTCTTTTTGAATATGCATAAGCGTCGTTAGAGAAATGAGGTGGTCCTAAATGAATTTTTTTCTCAGTTAGAGGATAATCAACTTGGTCAGGAAAGACGCATGTTGATAAAAAAGCCACTAAATTTTTAACTTTAGATAATCTAGCACCCTCAATCACATTCGTATTCATCATTATATTATCGTAAAAAAATTCACCTTTGTGATTCATATTACCACCAACACCACCTACTTTACCTGCACAATGTATGACACCATCAAAATGTTTAACCATTAATCTATTAGTGTCTTCTGTTTTTCTTAGATCATATTCTTTTGATGTAGGTTTGAAATATTGTTCACCGACAAACTCAGAACCAACTAAACCATATCCGCCTGTTATTAATATTTTATTTTCCATAATAATCTAACCAATATTCAACCATCTCATCTATCATAGATTCAAATGTGTATTTAGGTTCCCAAGACAAAGCTTTTCTCATTTTAGTTGAGTCTCCTTTTAAATTTTCTAACTCTTCAGGTCTGAAATGTTTTTCGTCAACAATAACATAGTTGTTAAAATCTAAACCTAATTTTGAGAATGTATATTTACATAGATCCCTCACAGAGTGAGATATACCAGTGGCACATACATAATCATCAGGTTTATCAGTTTGTAACATTAACCACATTGCTTCAACGTAATCTTTTGCATGTCCCCAATCTCTCGTTGCTTCAAGATTCCCCAAATGTAATTTATCTTGTAATCCCAAACTAATTCTTACTGCCGCTTTTACAACTTTATTAGTTACAAAGTTTGTCCCTCTTCTAGGTGATTCATGATTAAATAAAATACCATTCCATATTTTCATACCATAAGAATTTCTATAATTTCTACAAATATTATATGAAAATACTTTTGCACACCCATAAGGTGACACAGGATTCATTGGTGTTGTTTCTCTTTGATAACCATCGTTGTCAATACTATTACCAAACATTTCAGAAGAAGATGCTTGATATATTTTTGAATGTGGTGAAACCAACCTAACCGCTTCTAATAAATTTAATGTACCAACACCTGTAACATTTGCTGTGTATATTGGTTGGTCAAAACTAATTCTTACGTGAGATTGTGCTGCTAAATTATAAACCTCATCAGGTTGTACTTTACTTAAAACACGAACTAGTGAAGCCATGTCAGACAAATCAGCATATTCAAGATTTACTGAATTACTATCTCTAAGATTTTCAATTCTTGATGATTGAGTTTCAGAAACGGAGTTTCTTTTTACTGTTCCCCAAACTTCATAACCTTTTTCTAATAAAAGTTCCGCCAAGTAAGAACCATCCTGACCGTTAATACCTGTTATCAACGCTTTTTTCATATATTTTCGTTTACAATTTTTATAACTTTATTTAATTCTTCATCTGTCATTTGATGATTGTTTGGTAAATACAATCCGTACTCATGTACTAATTTTGAATTTGGTAATTCTTGTTTACCATATCTTTCATACCAAAACGGATGTTCATTAATTGAACCACAAATTAATGGTCTACACTCAACATCATTTTCATTTAATTTTTCAATTAATTTATCAATATTTTTTGTAATTATTGGGAATGAAAAATTTGACACGTATGATCCTTTTGGTTCTGAAACATTCCAAAAATCATTTTTTATTTCATTTTTATATTTCAAATAATTTTTATGTCTGTTTTCAACAATTTGATCTATTTTTTTTAACTGACCTAATCCTAAAAATGCTTGTAGGTCTGTTGATCTAAGATTGAAACCTGGATAATAGAACGTATATAGAGCCCTAAAATTATTTATATTATATTTTTCCCTCAATTTAATTTGAGTTTCTTTTGGTAAATCTCTATCCCAACCATGTGATCTAACTGATAGTAAAATATGGTATAATTCTTCATCATTTGTAGATATCATACCACCTTCTATAGTTGAGATATGGTGACCAAAATAAAAAGAAAATGTTGACATCTTACCAAAAGTACCAACCATTTTATCGTTATATTTTGAACCAATAGACTCACAAGTGTCCTCAACTAACAAAATATTATTTTCATTACATAGTTCGACAATTTCATCCATATTATTAGGAATCCCTAAAACATGAACTAAAATAATTGCAGATGGGTCGTCTTTTTTAATAATTTCTTTCAAATGATTTATATCTAAACCTAAATTATCCACATCACATTCACACATTATTGGTTCTAAACCAAGTTGTATTGCGGGTGTTACGGTAGTAACCCAAGAAACGGCGGGTACCACAATTTTTTTATTTCTCATTCTATTTGACAACATAAGAGAATATATTGCCGCTAAATTTGCAGAAGAACCTGAATTAACAAATACCGAATATTTAACTCCTAACCACTTAGACCAAGCCTTCTCAAATTCGATTGTAAGATCTCCTTTTGTTAATCTTGGGTTTGTTTTTAACCACTCAATTAATAATGATACATCATCAAAATCAATGGTGTCTTTAACTAACTTTATACTCATATATGTCTTTTATTGAAAGATTTAATAGGTCATTATAGTTAGAATATTTTTTACAACTATAGTAACCATTTCGTTTATTATTTAAATTGTTCTTATTATCAGTTAAAATATATTCATCTAAATTTTTATTGTATAGTGTAAAGATATCCTTGATAAAGTTTTTTACATTATATAACTCACCTGACCCTACTAATATGTCCTCATTAGTTTTTATTGATTCATTCACAATTACACTTGGGTGAATTAAATCTCTTTCAAAATCTACGTTACCAATTGAAATTTTTTCGTCATTCAAAATTGATTTGAATATTTTACCAAACAAGAATCCCTCTTTTCTGTGGACTGAGTTAAAATTAAATGGGTAAATAATAATCACATTACTATAGTTTTCTCGATTGTTATTTATGTGATTACATAAATGTTCTTTAGATGTGATATATGATGTTGGGTTATAATTATATGGATCATTTACCGACACACAGCCATCGTATTTATTCCACAATTCAGAAGTAGAATAAATTACAATTTTATTACATACGTCTTTTAACTCGTCTATTACTTTCAATGTGTAATTAAAATTAACTTCTTTAAAAAAATCTAAAGTTTCATTTAAGAATGTTCTTTGTTCCGCAAATAAAAGATATATCCTATTATATTTTTTTTCTTTTATTTTATTAAAATCTAAATTTCTTGAGGAAATCTTTTCGTAATCTTTTGGGAAATAATAACTTAATTGTGAAGTATTCCCAATTACTAAATTATTCATTTACCCCTTTGTATAATTTAACAGAATCCTCAACTAAAGACTTATTATTTACTATAGAATTTTCAACCATTCTATTAATTGCTTGGACGTATTTAGGTCTTTTAATTTTAAAACAAATATCTATTTTTCTTTTCAATTCCGCAATTTCATTATCAGACTTTGCGTCACTAATGGCATCTTCTAAATACCACATTCTACAATGTAAAATTGATAATTTTTCAATTACTTCACCTAAATTATCTGTCTCAATGATATCTTCAGGTAATTCGACATTTTTACCTTCGTTTAAAAGTTTTTGTGTCTTGTTTTTAATCAAATCTTCTATTTTTTCTCCGATCATTATTTAATTAATTTTTATAAATTTATTGTGTCCTTCTGTGTTGTAACTATCTGGGTAATCCCTAACATAAGTATGATAATAGAATAAAGGTTTATCAAGTCTAAATGAGTTGATAAAATCTTTGAATGATGATTGCATTATATGAACTTCATTAGCATTCTCAATAATCCCTAACATATGGAATAAATTATATTTAACATCATTTTCAATTATTTTTAAATCTTTTCTAATTTTATTCCTGTCAATTGAAAATCCCCTTGTTTTGTCGTCGTGAATAAATATATAATCCTCCCCTGTTGGGTTCAACTCATTCATGATTTGTTTTTCTAATTCATAGTCCCTTTCAAACTTAAACTTTGTGAATCTGTACTCAAATGGTATATTTGCCGTATTATAAAAACCAATATCAAATGTTTTGGGATTACCAATCCAAAGACTATCAAAACCAACTTTTATTAAATCATTATGTAGTTTATTACGATTTATATAATTAATAACTTCGTTATCATCTTTTAACGGTATTATTTTTATTCTATCGTCATCTCTGAACATACATGATACATTTTCATAATTGTTTGTTTTACAAAATATAGAAATTCCATCATGTAAATCACAAAAATGTCTTACAAGTCCGTTACATATTATATGGTCACCTAAACCTAAATGGTGGTAAATATATTTCATAAATTATAAAATTAACAAGCCCAAGAAGCATCACCCGTTTTATTATACCAAATTAACGTTGAGTCAATTGCCATAGATTTATTAAATTTAAATAATACATCCATACAAAAATCGTAATCATATGATAGGATTCTATTTTCATTCCACTTAATATGATCCAAAACACTTCTATGAATTGTTGTTGGTCCACCACAAACCCAAAAACCTACACAACAACCATAAGCTCTATTATTTGGGTCAGGAAAATAGTTTAAAGGTCTTTCAGTATAATTCCCATCCCCAAAATGATCACTATACAATTTTTTTGAATCCGCAATTTTTATGTCTTCAATTTTTATTTCATCAAATCCCGTTTCATATTTATAAGAATGATTCAAATGTAGTATGTCATAATTTTTAAAAAAATGTTTTATAATTTCTATTCTTTGTGGATGAGGTATATCGTCTGAATCGTGATAAGTTATATATTCACATGTGGTATGTTCAGACCCAATACCTCTGTTAGGACCCTCCATAACTTGCCTGTTGTTTAACACAAATTCTAATCGACCAAAAGAATTACTATATTTAGATTTTAATTCTTCAATAAGTTGAGAATTAATTCTGTTTCCTTCTGATACGGATATAATTACTTCATCAGGTTTTTCAGTTCCATTTTCGTAATTTTTTAATATACAATCTATATAACGAAAGTGATTTGGTGTTGATGGGATTACTAAGCTAATTTTCATTTGTTTATAGTTTATTGGTAATTTATTGTTATTGGATAGTGTAAGTTTTTAAGAATATGATCCTTATATTTTAAGGTAAGGGGGTGAAAAATATTACCATTTATTACCGCCCATCTTATTGGGTAATTAGACATCTGCCCTGTATTTGGATTTATATGGTCTTTAGAATCTCTACCCCAAGAAGATGGATTTTTTTTAAGATCCTCTAAATATCCATCCATCTTTTCGTTTAATCCATTCCACCAATCTCTTGTAAATGGTGTATTTTTTTTACATATAAATGCACCATTACCAATCAAATGAAACCATTCTCTTACTATGTGTGATGAACTCCATTTGGTACCATCTTCATTTGTTGTAAAATCCAAACAATATTTTGACTTAGTTGGGTCTAAATCACAGTTTTCTAATCTTGCAACATGACCAGGTTCCTTTTCACCATAACCTATAGCATATAAATTTTCATTATTATTTAATTGATTAAAAAAAGGGATCCAAGAACCTAAAGTTTTTTTTATGTCAGAATAACCACCACCATAATGATGCATAAAATAACATTTAAGATAATCCCCTTTTTGTATTTCAGACAAATATTGATACCCTTCGTGTAGAGGATAGTCAGGTAAAATATAATCTTTAAGATTATCTTTAGTTATAAAAATAACTTCACAATTAGATTTGTTTCTTAAATCGTTCAACGAGACATGTCTATTCTGTGACATATCTTCATTATTTAACCACCAACAATATATTTTATGTTCTAACATTATATTAAATTAATATGTTCAGGATGTAATAATTCATCTTTATCATTGAAGGCTTGACCTACAAATCTTTTTGGTTCTCTTTTTGTTGGAAAAGGTTTTTTGTCAAAAAACTCATCGTGTACTAAAGAGTTATTTTTTACTGTCGGGTAGATTACATCTCTTAAAAAATTTTGGTCAACTTGCCAAAAATTACCTTTAACGTAATTTTCTATTTGTTGTTTAATGTTTGGAGTTACTCCTTTTTTTGAACCCCACATACCACCAAGTATTGCGGTTGTGTGCCAAGGGTGGTCCCTCATTATATGAAATCCTTTATCCGAATTTAACCATTCATTAACAGCTTCTTTTTCTCTATTGTTTAATCTTGAATCGCAGTCCCTGACAATAACAACATCAACATCATCTTCACCGGCGGGGTAAAATCTCCAAAACATTCCAGTCCAATCTCCCTCATTATCCATTTCAATAACTTCAGTATTATCAAAATTTCTCAAACTTTCAATAATATTATTTGGTGTTGATTTACCAATATAATATCTACAAACCCAATCAGAATAAATTTCTTTTGCCAATTCGGCATTTCTAATTGCTCCCTGAGTGTAAACTGGATTGTCACCCCATAAACTAAAAGAAATTATTTTTTTCATAAATCAAAATTATTTTTTTGTCGTCTCATAAAAACTCCCATATCGTGATTATTATTATTTACGTTTAATTTATGAATTTGATCTCCACCACCATAACCCCAGTCTGGATGTTCGTGGTGAATAATTACTTGATCGATGAATGTCTGTTTTTTCAAAATGTTACCAACCACCATAAATTCATTATCCGCCCATAAAGATTTATAATCAGGGTGGTATATGTAGTTGAATCTTTTATAATATTCTCTACCTAAAATACATAAAGTGTTAAGGTCTTTTCGGTTTCCATCATGAAACCATAAAATACCGTCAGTATCAGGATAGATATCTTTCATTTTTGTTCTAATAATGTCATCATAACCTTTTATTTTTGGTATCATGTCATCTGATGCCAACAATATTATGTCCCAATCACCAACAACTATATCCCTATTTACGGCATGTATTTTGTTTACACTCTCACCTATTGAGTATTTTAAGTTTTTGTATGTTGAGAATTTATGAATAACTTCATCGTTATTCATTGAATGGTCGTCTGAATCTATAGAAATTTGAAATTCAATTAAATCTAAATTGTTGGCAAAGGAATAATACATATCCAAAACCTTAAAAAATTTTTCTTGTCTACCTCTAGTTGGAAATTTGATTAGTATTTTCATTAGTGTCTTACATTATAATATATTTCAGGGGTTATGACCCAATTATTTGTTAAACCTTTTAATTTCATTAAAAAATCAAAGTCTTCACCATCACGATTAACATCAAATAAAATTGTACCTAAACTTCTTTTAAAACAGAAAGATATACCTACCCTAGAGAATCTCAGGTCGTTTTCGGTAAGGCCAGGTAAAACTAACCCATTTAAATATTTCATTCTCCAAACAACAAAATCATTTTTTTGATATTTCTCTGAAAGTGTTTGTACATAATTTGGATGTATAGTGTCATCATCGTCTAAAAATCCAATCCATTCGGTGTCTGCAATTTTAATCCCTTCATTTCTTACCAAACCAGATTGACCGTTGTTTGGTCCCATCAATCCTTTTTTTGGTAATCGGATAGTTTTAATTTTTTCATTATTAAATTCAGTCCCGTCAACTCCATCATAAAGTATAATTGCTTTCCAATTTGAATTAGTTTGATTCAATAATGAATCTACTGTTCTTAAAATTGTTGGTCTATTTAAAGACGGGATTATAAAAGTTATAATTGATTCCATATTAATTTGATATTATAGCGTATTTTTTAAATTTATCAAAATTTTCCCTTATGTATGGAGACATTATTTGGTCAAATTCATCAATATATTCTTTTTTAGATTCATCAATATTTCTTGTTAATGATTCGTAATGATATGCAACACACTCACCACAACAATAATTAAGATATCCATTTTTTATTATTTGTAAATTTAAATATGCATCCTCAAAACAATGTGTAAATTTCTCATTAAAACCACCTAAAGAATCAAACATTTTTTTTCTGATCATCATTAATGCTGCGGTATTACCTCCGACTTCTTGAGTTTCGGTTATAAATTTATAATATGTTTCTTTTGTCAAATGATCAACAAGTATAGTCTTAGAGGTTTGTTTCATTATTATTGAAATTCCGTCGTGTTGAACTGTATTGTTTGGGTAGTGCAGTCTAGCACCAACAGTACCTACTTTGGTTTTTGTTTTAAAAGTTTTTAACATTCCGTAAATGATATTATTTAATAACTCAACATCATTATTACAAAATAACAAAAACTCATAATCATTAGTAATGTGATTTTTAACAACATCATTATTTATCTTACCAAAATTGTAGTAATCATATTCTATTAAATTTATATTACTAATATTTTCTTTGACCCATTTTTTTTCTTCTTCTGAAGATCCTGTATCGGCAACAAAAATATCATATAGATTTTCATCACAATTTTTACGAAAAGAGTCAACACATTTTTTTAGGATTTCAACTTTTCCCTTAGTTGGGATTATAACCGCTACTTTACCAACATTTTTTATTGGTTTAATTTTAATTTGTGGAACATAGACTTCAGATGGTTTCAAATCTAATGGTAGATTACTTCCCCATTTCTCAAGAAATTTTTCTTTACTATCAAAAAATTCTTTATTTGGTTGACCCACGGATTCATGAATAATCTCAAAAGATGAGGTGACCCCAATTTTTACACCATCTAAATAATTTGGTAAACAAAACAAATGATCATAGAAGTGAAATTTACCAATTGTTTCATCAAATTTGTGTTTAATTTTGTTTTTATCAAAAGAAATAAAAAGACCATCAATTGTTACAACAGGAATTAAAAATGGTAATTTTGAAGAATATTTATTTAACCATTTTTTTTGACCTTCGGGGTGGTGGTAAACTTGACCTACCATTGTATAATGCATCCTATCCCAATAAACTCCTGTTTCAGGAAAATAACATGATCCCGCTTTTCCAATTATACCAAAACTATTATTATTTGAAAAATCCTCCAATAATTTTTTACCCCAATTTTTCTCTAATTTAATATCATTATGACAACAAACCACAATATTATAAATAGATTGTGTAATACCACTATTATAAACTTGTGAAAGAGAATATTGATTGTGATTTACAAACTCTAAAATTTGAACATCTTTTAAACCAACAGTTTGTAATAAGTGTTGTTTAAATTTGTTATTATAGTTTTCGTCTTTATGTGTTGAATAAACTATTGTAATCATACCCCTGTTGATCCGAAACCGTTATCGTTTCTATCTTTATTTTCTAATTTATTTTTTTCAATAAATTCAACCCATTTTCCCGATACAACAGGACAAAGGACTGCTTGAGCAATTTTTTGACCCTTTTCGATTTTTACTTTTTGATTTGTCGTATTAAATAATATGACTTGAATTTCACCTAAATACCCTTGATCTACAGTACCTGGCGAGTTTAAAACCATAAGACCTTGTTTAAGTGCTAAACCGCTTTTAGATCTTACTTGTATTTCATATCCTTCAGGAATGTCAAGGATCAAACCAGTGTTAATTAATTTTCTATCAAATGCGTGTACCCAACATTCCTCAATTGAATACAAATCAAATCCTGAATCAGATTCATAATTATACGATGGAAAAACCGCATCTTCATTTGATTTTACAACCCCCATTTCAATTTTAGGGACGTACTCTTCCATTTCCTTTTCTAATTCCTCAATGTCAATTCCAAAAGAATCCATAATTGCATTGTAATCAATATCATCGGATTCATCTACTTCAATTTCATCAAGTAGTTTCATTAACATGTTTATTTCTTCCTCGTTAATGTTATCTAATTCTTCACTCATTATTTTAAACTTTTTAATTTCATTATTGCGTCAATTAATACCTCAACATCTCTTTCGCAATATTCAGATATTTCTTTCAATCTGTTGTGTCCCCAATATGCTTCGTGAACCATTCCCCCGTTTACCTCACCATCTTTTGGTGTTGGAATATCTAAACATGCACACATCAAATCTAATGAACCAATAGCAGTGTACGCACCATATTGCCAAATTTCTTTAGTATCAATTGCCTTTACTTCCCATGGTTTTGTATCATATGAAGGAAGAATCTTTGATGGCATAATTCCATTCACAATCATTCTTTTCGCTAACATTGGAATGTCAAAGTTTTTAAGGTTATGACCACAAAGATAAAAATCCAATTTATGACATCTATTTAACAAATCCCTAACCTCTAAAAGTAATTTGTATTCATCATCTCCCGAAAAAGTTTGTTTTTTTGTTTCACCATTGTCTAAAACAAACGCCATAGAAACACACACAATTTTTGCAAATTCAGGAACAAGTGCTGATCTTTTTTTAAAAACAATGTCCATATGTTCTTCTGTTGTTCTATCTTCTCCCCATTCTTTGTCTTCAGGAAATCTTTTTAGAAACCAATCAAAATATTTGTCAAATTGTTCTGCAACTCTTGGGTTTGATTGAAGACATGTTTGGTAATCGGCACATCCGCCAACAGTTTCTATATCTAAAAATAAAATTTTTGTTATTGGGATATTAATCATGATTATTTAATTAAAGATTTGTAAAATGATGCTCTTTCACGTGACACATTGTTTATATCATATTTGTCTTTTACGGTTTCGTATAACCTTTCACCAAGATCTACAATCATATTCGGGTTTTCAACAAGTTTTTTAATATTTTTTACCCAATCACTATGATTTTTTGACTCATCAACTAATAATGCATTTCCATCGACAAACTGACCATTTTTTAATGAATGTTTCAAATCAATTGTGTAAGGACCTATATTGGAGGCTATGAGAGCTTTTTTGTAAAATCCGGCCTCAATAACTTTCAATTGAGATTTCATTCTATTAAAAATGTGATTTTTAATTGGTGCTAATGAAATGTCAAATTTAGCGTAATTTCTTGCGTATGAATCAGTAGGTCTAGTCCAAACTCTAACATAGTTTTCAGTTTTGATTGCGGGATATTCTTCCTCTTTAAATCTATCTAAAAACAATTTGTATTCAGGTGAAATAATTTTATAGTTGTCTGTAAAAATATGTTCATACATCGACCAAACCGTTTCTTGAGGCTTAATCGGTCTTTGTCTTTTTTCTCCAGTATCTTTGTTAATTTCTGTAACACTTCCTCTTGTGTCAAAACCACAAAGATAGTATTGTAATTTTTCTTGTAGAGGAGAAAGTTTATTAACCATACCATCTAACAACTTTAAATCATGTAAATGTGATGATCCACCTAACCAACCAACACGAACTTTATCAGAAGGAAGTGTTGGTTCTGTAAACTGACCTTCTTTTGGATCAATTGCGTTAGGGAAAACAATAACATTTTTGTTAAATTTTCTAATTTCGTTAGCAAAAATTTCTGTAGTTGTTGTTACATAATCTGACGCCTTTAGATTTTCTACAATCTTAAGGTGCATTTTATCATTAATAATTAGGTTGTGAATTGGGTGTTCTTTTGTAGGTAACCAATAATCGTCAATATCTGCAATTACAATAATACCCAAACTCCTCAAAGACTTAATTATTGTTGGACATTGATCCAAATCACCAAAATTTCTATGAAAATGAACTATTTGATAATTTTGCCAATAATTCAAATCATTAATTCTTGGTTTATAATCAATATCAATGTGGAAATCATTAGGATATAAATTTTGTAGATTGATGTGTGGATCTACTGAACGATATTTACCAACACCACTTGTGTCGGAAGGTAATACTAATACTTTAATTTTAGACATAAATTTCTTTTGTAGAAATCTAAGAATTTTACACACAATAATCAATAATAAAAAAAAATACCCATCATAAGATGAGTATTTATTTCACGCCTGAAAAGTATTTTTTATTTTGCGATTTTTTTAACTTTTAAAACTTTACCTTCAAATAAATGTTGACCAACTCTAAATTTAAACATTTCCCCACTATTTGACTCAGATTCAACCAAAAGACCGTTTTCTTTTAAAACGTCTTGGACTGTTTCTCTAACAATTTCTCTTATTTGATTTGCCGATAATGAACTTGATGTTTGTACTTGTTGTGTTTGTTGTCTTTGTTTACCTTCAATAATTTGATCTCCTTTAGCATTTGTATTCATTAACCTTGAAGCTTTTTCTACTAAATCATTACTTAAAACCGCTCCTGATGACATACCCATTGTAGGTTGTTGGATGGGGTGTTCCATCATTAGTCTTTTAATTTCGTCAGGTAATTTAGAACTTGCAATTCTATCTTCCATAGGTATATTTGATTGTCTTGGTTGTGATACAGGTCTTGATTCTTCTAAAATATCTGCAGGTAAATTGTATTTTGCAACAGGAGCGTCATAACTTTCAACCATTGGACTTGAGTAATCATTTCCCATGTTTATGTTACGAGCTTGACCTCTACCCATATCATTATGTTTTTCCATGATCTTTTTTGAGACCATTAATTTTTGTAGTAATTCTGCTTCTGAATTCATATTATGTTATATTTTCGTTTCCAAATACTGCGTTAATTATCATTCTTTCCATACTTCTGTCCCCTGTAGGATTGTAACCTGGTCGAGGCGTATCAAAAATTTCTTGAGTAGGTCTAATAAATTCCATTTTATCTACTCTAAAAAATCTCCAACTCGGAAGAGGTTTTTTTCCTAAAAAAGCTCTATGAGAAGATCCTTCTCTATCCCAAGCTCTTAATACAGGGTTACCTTTTTTACTATAACCGTAAGCTACAGGTTCAATAACTCTTAAACCTTTACCTCCAGGTTCATCACCGTTGTAATAAATAACACATACTTTTTTATTTCTTATAGCATCAGTTATTTGATCAGCTGTTGCTACCTCTAAAATAAGTTTATTTAATGTGTTGTAAAGTTTCATTATGCTGATGGAGTCGTATATGGTTTGTTTGGTTGGTATTCATTGATTTTTATTTCATTTTTTCTTTCAATAATATCAATTGATGAACCACCATTGATTGTATCTAAGAAAATTCCTGTACCTTTACCTGACTCATCTCCATCTGACAAAGCATCAGGGTTAACCGCAGAATAAGGATTTACCGTTTTGTAATCGTTTTTTACAAGAAGGCTCTTTCTTTGGATGTCAGCAACTGCAGTCAAATCATTTGCTGGTTGGCTAAAATCTAATCTTTCTGTTTGCATTTTAAATTATTTGTTTCATTATTTGGTTTATTCTGTCAAGGTCTTCTTTAATTCTAACATCTTGTGAAAAAGTGCTATGTTCTTTAGAAGGTCTTAACATATCCGCAATAGGTCCTAAATCTTTAATTAATTTATCATCTATTTCATCCGGCATATAATCGTTTTGTACTTGATTTGAAAAATTATCATTTTTTCTTAGTCCTTGAATTGTATTCTCAACCCAATTTCTCATGTAGTCGGCACCATTTAAAATAAAAGGAGCGTCCGTACCATCACCCTCATAATTGTCAAACCAATTCTTTATTCTACCAAGTTGTTGGTACGTAACATATCCGGTATCTCTTAATTCTTCATTTCTTTTGTGGCCCTCAATTGTAGGGTCTGAATTAGGAATATGATCAAAACATACTTGAAGATACTCGACTACTTCTTTTGGTAGTTCAATAGTTTTATTATATAAATTACTATTCACCCTGTTTTAAATGTTTTACCAATTTATCAATACTAATACCTTCTTTATCTGCAAGTCTTTTAATTGCTTCAATATTTCTTATTAAAATTTTAGAAACTGGTTTAGATAATTTATCATCTTCTTTTGTTTTCTTTACAACTTCTTTGTCTTTAGTTTTTTTTGATAGTAATATTTCATCAATTAAACTTTCCATTTTTTCTTTTTCTAATTCAGACAATCTTCTTTTTGTAAAACAATTTTTACATTTACCTTGTTTCTTTTCGTTTTTTAATTCTTTATCTAAGTTTCTATCAAAACCCAATCTTTTTAATCTCTCATCCCTTTCAATGGGATCCTCAACTTCCATCTTTTTCAATATTTTATTTGCGACATCATAAGTAGGCGCAAATTCGGTTTCCTCAAAACCAAAAGACTCTGATTGATCAACTTCACTTAATGTGTTATTTTTTACATCTTCAGATTCACCATAGTAGACACGGATAAAAGGCCATTGTTGTGCTCTAGTCATACGAACCGTTTGGTCCATAGTCTTTTTAGCTAAGTTTCTTTGATTTAGGACAGGGATATTAGAACTTATTAAAGATCCGTCAGGATCAACTAACTCATCAATTTCACCATCTTTAGTTTCTTTTTTAGTTTTAGAATCAATTAATTTATGAACTTGCTGTTTTGTTAATTTTTTACCCGATTTTAAAATTTTTGAAATTACATCTTGGATTTCTTCAAATACTGATTTATCAACTTCAATAAATTCATCTTCTTTCCTAGATTCAGATAATGTTTCAGATACAGAATAATATACACCAACTTTACTTCCTTTATCTTTCAAAAAGAAATAATAAGGTTTTTCAAAATATTCTTTATTCAATTCTATCATGATATAGTTTTTACAATAAATACTTTCATTTGTTGTATTTATAAGTAAAACTCATGGCATACCAAAATATAAATCAATATAACTACCCAAAGTTAAAGTTACAACTCATTTATGATGGGCAAGATATGTCTTTGGCGTCTGATGAGGTAGACTTTAATCAAGAGGTAGTTTTTTCTCCATATATAATAGGTGCCGACAATGGTGAGAAATTACCTGTGAATGTTGATTTGAATAGTCCATTATCAACTCAAAACTTAAAATTAACCTATGGTGTATATAACCCTAATAATGTTGTAATCTCAGAATCATTTTATGAACCTAAGGATTTACGAATTGATTGTTTTACCGCAGGTACAACTTGTGATATTGGTTTAACGGGAATAGATAATGGTTTAGTTGACAATATTGTTGGTGAAACTTTAAACTATACAAATGGTTTATTCACAGACGCTGTTAAGTTTGATAGAATGTTTTATGATAGACGAATGAAGTTTATTCAAACAACTACAAATGTCCCACAAAATAATAAATTTTCAGGAATACCAAAATATACGGCTTATGAAATGGTATCTAAAAATAATCCACAAGTGGGTAGATACGTTGAATTATATGGTGGGTTTTATCAAGGATTTTATAAATTATTTGGTTATGATTATGAAATCTTACCTGAAAGAATGAAAAAAGGTTGGTCTGTAGAAATGATCTTAAAACCTAGACTGATTAATGAATACATCCCAAAACCTGGATACGAAACATTAAATCAAATTTACCCAAATAATAAAAATACTTTATTTTATTTAGGAACAAGAGCTGAGAATAAATTTTATCATTATGCGGACGGTTCACCAAAATGTGATCCTAATTATGTTAGGGTTACTTCAGAATTAGCAGGATGCTTTCAAACATGTGCGTGTTGCAATTATGAAGTAAAGAATAGTAGATGTATATACGTATACCCACCAAGACCAATTGGCGGTGTCTACGATCCACATTTTAATTATGGTTGTAATCTTTGTCATGGAAATTATGAAACCAAACTTACTTGTGGTTGTGGTTGTGATTTAGATCCTTGTCTTACTTGTGGTTGGATGTGTTTTGAACATAAATGTAATACAATTATAGTACCTTCTCCTACGCCAACGCCGACACCAACGCCGACACCTCCTTGTGATACATACCCAACACAAGTTGCATGTCCACCAAAACCTTGTTGTACAACATGTGTTAGTTGTGGGTGTGATAGTTGTGGTTGTCCACCCGCATATCCATCTGACACATTTTCATCAATTGAGGATACATGTGAAAAAGATCCTAAGTTTGATGCACTATCAAACAATTTTTCAATCAGATTATGTGGTGACCCAAAAAATCCCGGAATTGGTATTAGAGTTTTAAAAATAACGGGAGATTGTGAGACCACAGGAACATGTGTAACAGGACAAACATATGTAACTGGTTACACAATACAAGATATTTGTACACCACCAATTTATCCTTTTTGTTTACAAACTAATCCCGCTTGGTTGGAGTACGAGCATTGGTTCCAACTAGATGTTGTATTTGAAAGATACACTTTTATTGATTATTGTGATTTAAGATGGTTTGGAGGTTTAGATCAGATAACAAGACTTGAGTATTTGGCATCACTTGCAAATAACACAGTTTCTTTGATTGAACCACCAGTTACAAACGGGTATGAAATTCCAAAACAAGTTGAAATAGTACAACTAAATCAAACATGGTTGGATGAGACAAAATTTAGAAGAGGAAGATTAAGAATTTTTATAAATGGTAGAATATTTTTTACAATTGAGGATTTTGAAGAAGTAATACCAAGAGCTTTGGATACCGATAAAGAAAAACAAGTTGCGGTTCCATTTAACATGTCTTGGGGTGGAGGAACTCAAGGTTTACATGAAAATCTAACATTATCTGCTTGTACGGCAACAACAATTGGTGATTATATACAAGATCCTGAATGTTTTCCTGAAAATATTTTAAGTGCAACAACCTTAAATAAACTTAAAACTCACATTCTTTTAGAAGAAAATTTTGCAGGAACTTTTGAAGGTGGTATATCTCAATTTAGATTTTATACAGAACCTTTATCGGCACCTGAAGTCAAACATAATTTTAAATTATTGAAAGATAAATTCATGATGTTTGATCCTGATTGTCCTGTTTGTAATACTGAAACATGTGCTCCTAATGATTATACATATATCATTTCTAATGATGTGACAACAACAACTACAACAACAACGGGGTCAACAGGTAGAGTTTCTTTTACTTTAGGTTAAATCAAAAAGATATAAATAAGGTTATGGTTGTATTTATTGAGAAATACAATGAGTCAAATTATTACAATAAATAGTATCAATCACGACGGTGAACTAGCCAATGTTTTGTTCACGCCTGATAATGATCCTGTTGTAATAAATTTGGGTGATGTAACATTACCTTTGGTTTTTGAACCTTCGTTATTAATCCCACCAAGAGAAGTTTACGGAACATACACAATTTATACATATGAAGACAAATGTACTAACATATTACAAGTACCACGTCCTACACCAACACCAACACCTACAGTAACACCGACAAGAACTGCGACTCCTACACCAACACCAACACCTACAGTAACACCAACATACGAACCTTGTGCTTCTGCAACACCTGCACCAACACAAAACCCAACTCCAACACCAACAAGGACTCCAAGACCTACACCTACACCAACGACTACTCTTCCTCCTTGTTTGTCACAAACACCGACGCCGACGCCAACGCCGACGCCAACTACACCTCCAAACTATTTCGCATACTTGTTTATAGAACCTGTTTCAGGATCATCCGCAATTGGATCTTATATGTACGCAAATGGTTCTAACTTCTTTGGATTTACTAATGCTTCTCAACCAACACAAAGTCAGACACAATTCAATATAGATATGAATTTATATATGAATTATGCTTCATGGACTAATGGACAATTCCCAAGTATAGTCGTTCAATCTGTTCCACAGACTACAGGTGGTGATGATGCATTTGGAAATCCAATTAGTAAATATAATTTCTTCACAACAGAAATTAAATCAGGTACAGTACTTTCAAAAGCGTGGTACACTTGGTTTATTCCTGTAATTGCAACAAACAATGAAATACAAACTGAAATCTACATAAATGCAATGGGTAACCCAACTCAACAAGAATCTGTTGGAACTGAACCTACAATTAATAGTTATTTAGTTAATTACACAGGATCAACAATTCCTTCAGGAACTTATCGAGTTTATACGACATTCCCTAACCAAATATTTAGATTAAACAATAATAACAATATTTATTTTAGAGGTAGTGATACCCAACCATAAAAATAGTATATAATGGCAAATCCGTATAAAAATCCACAAACACCTTTATTATCGGTTGGAACTTTTTCAGTTCAACCAAGTCAAACATTTGGTACTAATTTTAGTATATATGGTGTTGGTGGTTATGTAGAAGTTTATGAACTTCAGGATTTAATATACACCATACCATCAGGTTCACAAGGAGATATAGAATTTTCAGGTAATACAATTCCAATACAATTTCAAAAAGGTAGCGGATCAGTTTTTTCACCCGATGTTTTGACATTAAATTCAGATAACATTTCATCGGGTCGTAGAAGACTTGGTATGTTAGCATATGTGTATTCAACACAAGAGATATTTCAATATAACATCCCAAATTATACAACACTTTGGAATAATGCGTTAGCATCCTCAGGACCTGGAGGACCAACGGTGGTACAATCAAAGTTTGGAACTACAGTTAAAAGTAATTCAGTGGCAGGAAAGGCACTAATTAGTGCTTGGACGGGGTCAACTATTCAAGGACACAGTGGTGGAACTGCGAATTCTAATTGGAGATTGTTAGATACAGGTGGTTGTTGTATTACAGGATTTACATATAATAACGATAATAGTTTTACAATATACGATGATAACGGTGGTGTGTTTACTGCATCATTTGATGTTGTTACAGGTTTAACAGTATCAGGAGGAACTTTAATTGTTAATGGTGTTAATATAACAGGAGACACTTATACAACAGGCGGAACATATTTTAGTGCGTCGAGTACGATTGATTTATATGATAATCAAGGTGGAATTATAAGTATTACAGGTGTTACGGCAACTGGTGCTGCAGGTTCAAGTGGTACATCTGGTTCAAGTGGTACATCAGGGACTAATGGTTCAAGCGGAACCAACGGGACTTCAGGTACAAATGGAACAAACGGTTCGAGCGGAACCAACGGGACTTCAGGTACTAATGGTACGGATGGGACTTCAGGTACTAATGGTACGGATGGGACTTCAGGTACTAATGGTACGGATGGTACTTCAGGCACAAACGGAAGTAATGGTACAAGCGGGTTATCAGGGGTAAATGGTACTTCAGGTACAAACGGAACTTCGGGAACTAATGGTACAAACGGAACTTCGGGAACTAATGGTACAGATGGTAGTTCAGGCACTAACGGAACAGATGGTAGTTCAGGTACAAATGGAACTAACGGAACTAATGGTACAGATGGTAGTTCAGGAACTAACGGAACAGATGGTAGTTCAGGTACAAATGGAACTAGCGGAACTAATGGAACTTCAGGAACCAATGGAACCTCAGGAACCAATGGAACAAATGGAACTAGCGGTACAAATGGAACTAATGGCACCTCAGGAACAAATGGTACTAATGGAACATCGGGAACCAATGGAACTTCAGGTACAAATGGAACCAATGGTACTAGCGGAACAAACGGAACATCAGGCACTAACGGAACTAATGGAACATCAGGCACTAACGGAACTAATGGTTCAAGTGGTACCAATGGTACATCAGGTACTAACGGAACTAACGGAACATCAGGAACTAACGGAACTAACGGAACATCAGGTACTAACGGAACATCAGGTACTAACGGAACTAATGGGACAAGCGGTACTAATGGGACAAGCGGTACTAATGGAACTTCAGGAACTAATGGAACTAATGGTACAAGCGGTACTAATGGAACAAACGGCACAAACGGTTCAAGTGGTACCAACGGTACTAGCGGAACTAATGGAACTAATGGAACATCAGGAACCAATGGAACGAATGGTACATCGGCCACAAATGGAACTAGCGGGACTAATGGTTCAAGTGGAACGAATGGTACAAGTGGTTTATCAGGTGTAAATGGTACATCAGGAACTAATGGAACTTCAGGAACTAATGGTACAAACGGTACTAGCGGAACCAACGGAACATCTGCCACTAACGGAACTTCAGGTACAAATGGAACTTCAGGTACAAATGGAACTTCAGGTACAAATGGAACCAATGGTACTAGCGGAACGAATGGAACCTCAGGGACTAATGGTACCTCAGGAACTAATGGAACGAATGGTACAAATGGAACTAGCGGAACAAATGGTACTAATGGGACTTCTGGTACGAATGGAACAAACGGAACTAGTGGAACAAACGGAACTAGTGGAACAAATGGAACAAACGGTACTTCAGGTACAAATGGTACGAATGGAACTAGCGGAACTAATGGTACTTCAGGCACTAACGGAACGAACGGTACTTCAGGTACAAACGGAACTTCAGGTACAAATGGAACAAACGGTACTTCAGGTACAAATGGTACAAATGGAACTAGCGGAACGAATGGAACATCAGGCACTAACGGAACTAATGGTACCAACGGTACTAGTGGAACAAATGGAACAAATGGAACATCAGGCACTAACGGAACTAATGGTTCAAGTGGTACCAACGGTACTAATGGCACCTCAGGAACAAATGGTACTAATGGAACATCGGGAACAAATGGTACTAATGGAACATCGGGAACCAATGGAACTTCAGGTACAAATGGAACTAATGGGACTAGCGGTACAAATGGTACTGATGGAACTAGCGGTACAAATGGTACTAGTGGAACCAATGGGACAAACGGAACATCAGGTACTAACGGAACGAATGGTACTAGCGGAACAAATGGTACCTCAGGTACTAACGGAACTAATGGAACCTCAGGAACCAATGGAACAGATGGATCTTCAGGTACAAATGGTACAAATGGAACTAGTGGAACGAACGGAACATCAGGAACAAACGGTACTAATGGAACATCGGGAACAAACGGAACATCAGGTACTAACGGAACCTCAGGAACAGATGGAACATCAGGTACAAATGGAACATCAGGCACCAATGGAACATCTGGTACTAACGGAACTAATGGAACCAACGGAACTTCAGGTACAAATGGAACATCAGGCACTAACGGAACTAACGGGACTTCAGGTACTAACGGAACAAACGGAACAAACGGTACAAGTGGAACAAATGGAACTAGCGGAACTAATGGTACTAATGGAACAAGTGGGTTATCGGGTGTAAATGGTACTAGTGGGACAAATGGAACTAATGGAACATCAGGTACAAATGGTACTAGTGGGACAAATGGAACTAATGGTACATCAGGGACTAATGGTACTAATGGGACTTCGGGAACAAATGGATCAAGTGGAACTAACGGTACTAATGGGACATCAGGTACAAATGGTACTAGCGGAACTAATGGAACTAATGGAACTTCAGGAACAAATGGTACCAATGGGACTTCTGGCACGAACGGAACTAGCGGTACAAACGGAACTAATGGATCATCAGGTACTAATGGAACGAATGGTACAAGTGGTACAAATGGTACGAACGGAACTAATGGAACGAATGGTACAAGCGGTACAAATGGAACTAGCGGAACAAATGGAACCTCAGGAACAAACGGTACTAATGGAACATCGGGAACAAACGGAACATCAGGTACTGATGGAACAAATGGTACGAACGGAACTTCAGGTACTAATGGTACAAATGGAACCTCAGGTACTAATGGTACTAGCGGAACAAATGGAACTTCAGGTACAAATGGGACAAATGGTACAAACGGTACATCAGGTACGAATGGAAGTAGCGGGACCAATGGTACTAATGGAACGAATGGTTCAAGTGGAACTAATGGAACGAATGGTACTGACGGTACTAGTGGGACAAATGGAACTAGCGGTACAAATGGTACAAATGGTACTAGCGGAACTAATGGTACAAACGGTACTAGTGGAACCAATGGAACTAGCGGAACAAATGGTACAAACGGATCTTCAGGTACTAACGGTACAAGTGGAACCAATGGGACAAACGGAACATCAGGTACTGATGGGACTAACGGAACCAACGGTTCTTCAGGTACTAATGGAACTAATGGTACTAATGGTACAAGCGGAACAAATGGTACTAACGGAACCTCAGGAACAAATGGAACGTCAGGGACTAATGGTACTAATGGTAGTTCAGGTACAAACGGAACGAATGGAACATCGGGCACTAACGGAACTTCAGGAACAAATGGTACTAGCGGGACCAACGGTACAAATGGTACTAGCGGGACCAACGGGACTAGTGGAACAAACGGCACTTCGGGTACAAATGGTACTAATGGTACTAATGGTACGTCAGGTACTGATGGAAGTAGTGGAACAAACGGTACTAATGGTACTTCAGGTACGAATGGTACAAACGGAACTTCAGGAACAAATGGTACCAATGGAACTAGCGGAACGAATGGTACTAGTGGAACAAACGGTACTAATGGTACTTCAGGTACGAATGGTACAAACGGAACTTCAGGAACAAATGGTACTAATGGTACTTCAGGTACAAACGGAACTTCAGGAACAAATGGTACCAATGGAACTAGCGGAACGAATGGTACTAGTGGAACAAATGGTACTTCAGGTACAAACGGAACTTCAGGAACAAATGGTACCAATGGAACTAGCGGAACAAATGGTACCAATGGAACTAGCGGAACGAATGGTACTAGTGGAACAAATGGTACTAATGGTACTTCAGGTACAAACGGAACTTCAGGAACAAATGGTACCAATGGAACTTCAGGAACCAACGGAACAAATGGAACTAACGGTACAAGTGGGACAAATGGTACCTCAGGTACGAACGGTACAAATGGAACCTCAGGAACAAACGGAACTAATGGTACGTCAGGCACTGATGGAAGTAGTGGAACAAATGGTACAAACGGGACTTCTGGTACGAATGGTACAAATGGTACTTCAGGAACTAATGGAACATCAGGTACGAACGGTACAAACGGAACTTCAGGAACTAATGGAACATCAGGTACGAACGGTACAAATGGGACTTCTGGAACCAATGGTACTAATGGTACGAGCGGGACCAATGGTACTAACGGTACAAACGGAACTTCAGGTACGAATGGGACAAATGGTTCAAGCGGTACTAACGGTACGTCAGGTACGAATGGGACAAATGGTTCAAGCGGTACTAACGGTACGTCAGGTACAAATGGAACTAATGGAACTAATGGTACAAGCGGAACAAATGGTACAGATGGTACTTCAGGAACAAATGGTACAAACGGCACTTCAGGTACGAATGGGACATCAGGAACTAATGGTACAAATGGAACTAGTGGAACGAACGGAACTAACGGATCATCAGGTACTAATGGAACGAATGGTACTTCAGGAACTAACGGAACTTCAGGAACAAACGGTACTAATGGAACAGATGGTACTAGCGGGACCAACGGTACAAATGGTACTAGTGGAACGAATGGAACAAACGGTACTTCGGGTACAAATGGGACTAGTGGAACAAATGGTTCAAGTGGAACTAACGGAACGAATGGTACATCAGGTACAAACGGAACTAATGGTACGTCAGGTACTGATGGAACTAGTGGAACAAATGGTACCAATGGGACAAGTGGAACGAACGGAACTTCAGGAACCAACGGTACAAACGGATCATCAGGTACTAATGGAACTAATGGAACTAATGGTACATCTGGTACTAATGGAACAAATGGAACTAGCGGTACGAATGGTACTAGCGGAACAAATGGTACAAACGGCACTTCAGGTACAAATGGTACTAACGGTACAAGTGGAACAAATGGTACCTCAGGTACGAATGGGACAAATGGAACATCAGGTACAAACGGGACTTCTGGTACAAATGGAACTAGCGGTACGAATGGCACTTCAGGTACAAATGGAACAAATGGTACAAGTGGAACAAATGGTACAAGTGGAACAAATGGTACCTCAGGTACAAATGGTACAAATGGAACTTCAGGAACTAACGGAACTTCAGGTACAAACGGCACTAGCGGAACAAATGGAACAAATGGAACCTCAGGTACAAATGGAACATCAGGAACTAATGGGACTTCGGGAACTAATGGTACTAGTGGAACGAATGGAACATCGGGAACAAACGGAACTAATGGTACTAGTGGAACGAATGGTACTAACGGAACTAGCGGAACAAATGGTACTTCAGGAACTAACGGTACTAACGGCACAAGTGGAACAAATGGTACTAACGGAACTAGCGGAACAAATGGTACTTCAGGAACTAACGGTACTAACGGCACAAGTGGAACAAATGGTACTAATGGAACATCGGGAACAAACGGAACTAATGGAACAAATGGAACTAGCGGTACTAATGGTACATCAGGAACTAACGGAACTAATGGTACTAGTGGAACAAATGGAACATCGGGAACAAACGGAACTAATGGTACTAGTGGAACGAATGGTACTAACGGAACCAATGGAACTTCAGGGACTAATGGGACTTCTGGCACTAATGGAACAAATGGAACTAGCGGTACGAATGGAACAAATGGAACTTCAGGTACTAATGGTACCTCAGGTACAAATGGAACTAGCGGTACGAATGGAACAAATGGAACTTCAGGTACTAATGGGACCTCAGGTACAAATGGAACATCAGGAACTAACGGTACTAATGGTACATCAGGAACTAATGGCACATCAGGTACTAACGGTACTAACGGTACATCAGGAACTAATGGAACATCAGGTACTAATGGGACTAGTGGAACAAATGGAACAAATGGTTCAAGCGGTACAAATGGAACTAGCGGAACGAATGGTACAAATGGAACTAGCGGAACGAATGGTACAAATGGAACTAACGGTACATCAGGTACAAATGGTACTAATGGGACTTCGGGAACCAATGGTAGTAGTGGAACTAATGGTACAAACGGCACTTCAGGTACGAATGGAACATCAGGAACAAATGGCACTAACGGTACAAGTGGGACAAATGGAACTTCAGGAACTAACGGTACTAATGGTACATCAGGAACTAACGGAACTAGCGGAACCAATGGTACAAATGGAACTAACGGAACTAGCGGAACCAATGGTACAAATGGAACTTCAGGAACTAACGGTACTAATGGTACATCAGGAACTAACGGAACTAGCGGAACCAATGGTACAAATGGAACATCAGGTACAAACGGAACTAATGGTACTAGTGGAACGAATGGTACTAGCGGTACAAATGGTACAAATGGAACTTCAGGTACTAATGGTACTAGCGGAACAAATGGAACTAATGGATCTTCAGGCACAAATGGAACATCGGGAACAAACGGAACTAATGGCACTAGTGGAACGAATGGTACTTCAGGTACCAATGGAACTAGCGGGACCAATGGAACATCAGGAACAAATGGTACAAATGGTACGAGCGGGACCAATGGAACTAGCGGTACTAATGGGACATCAGGGACTAACGGAACGTCAGGAACAAACGGAACGAGCGGTACAAATGGTACTAACGGAACTAGTGGTACAAATGGTACAAGTGGAACAAACGGTACAAACGGCACTAGCGGAACAAATGGAACGTCAGGGACTAATGGTACAAATGGAACTTCAGGGACTAATGGTACAAATGGAACTAATGGTACATCAGGTACAAATGGAACGTCAGGGACTAATGGTACAAACGGCACTTCAGGAACCAACGGGACTAATGGAACTAGCGGAACAAATGGTACTAATGGAACATCAGGAACTAATGGAACTAGCGGAACAAATGGTACAAACGGGACTTCGGGGACTAATGGAACAAACGGAACTTCAGGAACCAACGGGACTAATGGAACTAGCGGAACAAATGGTACTAATGGAACATCAGGAACTAATGGAACTAGCGGAACAAATGGTACAAACGGGACTTCGGGGACTAATGGAACAAACGGAACTTCAGGAACCAACGGGACTAATGGAACTAGCGGAACAAATGGTACTAATGGAACATCAGGAACTAATGGAACTAGCGGAACAAATGGTACAAACGGGACCTCAGGTACGAATGGAACAAATGGAACATCGGGTACTAACGGAACTAATGGTACAAACGGAACATCAGGTACTAACGGAACTAGTGGTACAAACGGAACTTCAGGTACGAATGGGACAAATGGTTCAAGCGGTACCAATGGTACTAGCGGTACAAATGGAACAAACGGTACTAGTGGAACAAATG